GAGATATCATAGAAAGAATAAAGGGGGTGAAAAAGAACTTTCTACAAGGCAGAAAATTGATGCTATTTATGAGTTTTTGTTGGGTAACGGGGGTAAAAACCCTTGCTAAATTTAGAAATACGCCTTGCTAAATCTTTAAAAATTCTTGCTAAAAACTTTGATTCTTTGCTAAATCCTTGCTAAATTTGCTAAAATTAAAAATTATGCAACAAGAAATTAGCAAGATTTTAGAAGTCTTAAAAGAAGAAAGAATTGCCGCTTCTAGGGTGGAATCCGAATTAGGGTTGGCAAACGGGGTTTTAGGGAAAACCGCAAAAGGCGCAAAGGGGCTTTCCGTTGAAAACTACGAAAAAGTGCTTTCTTACTTTGAAAAGGTTAAGGGGGTGACTATTCAAGAAATTTTAAAAGCCCCCGAACCTACTTTGGGTAAAGAAGAAGAAAAAACTGTTTTGGTAGTTGATGAAGTTGGTATCAAAGAAAATCCTACTGAAAAAGTAAAAGGTGTTTTATCGGAAGCAATGCAAAAAATCAACAAAGATTTTGGTAGTGGCACAGTAATGATGTTTGGAGCAAAACCCGATAACGGTGCTTATCAAGTTATTTCAACAGGTTCTTTGACGTTGGATAACGCTTTGGGTATTGGGGGGCTGCCAAGAGGTAGAATAGTTGAAATTTTTGGTTGGGAATCAAGTGGGAAAAGCACAATTGCATTAAATGTGATTGCTAATGCTCAAAAGAAAAAATTGAACTGCTTACTTGTTGATTCTGAAAATGCTTTTGACCCCGAATATGCTACTGCTTTGGGTGTTAATGTAGATGATTTGAAGTATTGCCAACCATCCTACGGGGAACAAGGATTAGAAGTAGCAGATAGGCTTATGTCAGCAGGGTTGGCAGATGTAGTGGTTATTGATAGCGTAGCTGCACTTGTGCCTAAAGCTGAATTAGAAGGCGAAATGGGTGATAGTAAAATGGGCTTACATGCAAGATTAATGAGCCAAGCATGTAGGAAAATGGTAAATACAATAGCTAAACACAACTGCCTTTGCATTTTCATTAATCAATTTAGGCATAAGATAGGTGCAATGATGTCTAATCCCGAAGTAACCACAGGTGGGAACGCTTTGCAATTCTATTCATCTATTAGATTAGAGGTTAGAAGGTCAATTACAAAAGAAAATAGCGTAATGAATGGTGATATTAAAGAAGGGAACAAAACAACAGTTAAGGTAATTAAAAACAAGTGTTCCCCACCGTTCAAAAGTGCTACATTTAATATTCTTTATGGGGTAGGAGTGGATAGAATTGGCGAAATTGTAGAATTAGGCGTTGAGAAAGGGATTATTGTTAAGACAGGTAGTTGGTACAGCTACAATGACGCTAAGATTGGTCAAGGTAAAGAATCAGTAACAGAATTACTTAGAGACAACGAAGAGGTTTACAAAGAAATTGAGAAAAAAGTTATTGAAGCTATAAATAAATAATACATTAGCGTGTCAAAGTGTTTTTCTCATTTCATGTGTTACTTTTGGTTAAGCCCCTGCTATTCTTAGTGGGGCTTCTTTTTTAGTAAAATAATCAATGTTTGAACATTAGTTTACTGGTTTATTTTCAATCAATGTTTAAACATCAATGTTGCAACATTGACATATACCCCAATAAAAAACCACCATGTAGAAACATGGCGGCTAAACCTTCACTATATGCAAAACAGAGAGTTAAATTATTTAGGTTTTACAACAAATGTATCTAAGAACACTCCCGATTTAGTAGGATTAGAAACCGCTTGTAGTGGTAGTTTAAGTTCAGATATGGTTTGGTTTGCGTCTTTTACAGAACTTCCTACATACCCCACAGGTACTCTATACACCATATAATCATCATATACCATTACATTAGTTAAGGGGAACTTTACTCGGAACTTCTCTAGGGCTTTTTCGGTGGTCATGTAGTATTGGTTTAAAGGTTTTGAAAAAAGACCCCAATAGTAGAAACAATCGGGGGACTAGATAGATTAATTGCTTAAAAAAATTTCCACCACAAAAATAAAAACCATAATCCACATCTAACCTTAAAATACCATTAAAAAAAATAAAGTGGGAATTTTACAAAAAAATTTGGTGATTATATACATGGTATATACATTTGCTTCATGGAACAAGTGAAAGATATAAAAACATTAAAGGTTGATGTAACAAAACTTTACACCCAAAAGGCGTATGCCGACAAAATTAAAGTGACTAGAGGGAGGGTCAACCAATTAATAAAAGCAAAGACAAAAAAATTTGAAATAATAAAGATAAACGGGGCTACTCTTGTTTATGAGGGTTCTGATTGATTTTTTTGCCTGTCAAAGTAAGCATTGTTTACACTCAAAACTATAAAATATGCCAATCACTAAAAAAATTACAGCAATTGATGAAACCACTATTAGCGAATCTAATTGGTTGGAGTTAGAAATGTATATAAATGAAGAAGATAGATTGTATATCAATGTTGGTATTTTATCTGAAATGCACTTTAATGGTAGCATTACTTTAAATAAAGAGGATGCAAAAGAGTTAGCTAATGAATTATTAAACCTTTTAAAAGACCTATAAGAATGGCTTGGATTAAAATTGATAGAGGGATAATGGATAGTTATTGCTTTGCAAATGCAAATCATTTGAAAATTTGGATTTGGATGTTGTTAAAAGCTAATTACAAAAAAAGCTATGCTAATTTAAAGATAGGGAAAGGGAGTACAACCGTTATGGTTGAAAGGGGGCAGCTTTTATTTGGTAGGATGAAAGCAGAAGAAGAACTTGGGATAGATGGTTCTATTGTTTATAGGGTACTACAAAGGTTTCAAGAACTTGGTCAAATAAAAATAGATTCGAGCAGCCAATATTCTATTATAACTATCTGTAATTATGATAGTTATCAAAGCGGCAATCAAGAAGAAGAACAACCAACGAGCAGCCAAAGAGCAAGCAAAGAACAACCAACGAGCAGCGAATGTATTACCGATGTAATACCAGAGAACACATCTAAAGAAGTTCTAAAGAAGAATAAAGAAGATAAAGAAATAAATATAGCCTTTGATGCTTTTTGGGATTTGTATGAAAAGAAAGTTGGCGATAAGGATAAATTAAAAAAGAAGTGGGGAGCATTAACGGATAAAGAGAGAGAATTAACAATGCTGCACATCCCGAAGTATAAACTTTCAGAACCCAATAAAAAGTTTAGGAAAGACCCATCTACCTATTTGAATAATAAGGCGTTTAATGACGAGATAATCGGGTTAGACGACCAACCACTAGCCAAACTACCCGTTATAGCCGCAGATGGCGCTCAAAAAGAGTATTGGGAGATACATTATGGACACATGGCTAATTCAAAAGAAGAATTTATGGAACTTGTAGAAAAAGGAATAATTACAGACTTTTAAAAAATACGACACAAAAATGTTTACGAACCTTAACGAACTGAAAAATCAAGCAAGCATTTATGATGTGGTAAACCGATATGTGAAATTGAAAAAGCATGGGGCGGGATATGTTGGTTCTTGTCCATTCCATAGTGAGAAAACCCCTTCATTCAATGTTTTTACAAAAACCAACCGATTTAAGTGTTTTGGGTGTGGTAAGTCGGGAGATGTTATCGAATTTGTTTCTTCGCATGATAATGTTGGTTTTATTGAAGCGGTAAAAAGGGTTGCTGAAATAGTTGGTTTCCCAATAGAAACCGAGAGTAAAACGATTGTAAGACCAATACCGAGACTAGAAAAACTATCAAAGGAGTTTTTAGACAATTTTGAAAATGTAAGAAAAATAAGCAACAACACGCTACTTAGGTTTAACATCACAGAAGCAACCGAGTGGATGCCCAAAGCCAAAAAAGAGATTAAGGTTATTTGCTTTAACTACATGAGAGACGGGGAAGTGGTAAACATAAAGTTTAGGGGTAAGAATAAGGATATGAAGTTGGCAAAAGACGCAGAACTTATTTTTTACAACATAGATGCTATTTCAGATACCGATGAATGTGTTATTGTGGAAGGTGAAATTGATTGTTTAAGCATGTATGAAGCAGGGGTGCATAATTGTGTAAGTGTGCCAAATGGGGCTAATAACAACCTAAAATACATAGACAACTGTTACGATTACTTTGTTGGTAAAAAGAAAATAATTATTGCAGTTGATAACGATGAAGCTGGTAGAACCCTTAGAAATGAATTACTTTTTAGGTTTGGAATAGATAGGTGTTACCTTGTAGAATTTCCCGAAGATTGCAAAGATTCTAACGATGTTTTGATTAAGTACGGTAAAGAAAAACTATCAGAAATAGTTAAAGCGGCAAGCCCAATACCGCTAGAGGGTTTAGTACCCGAAAGAGAGAGAAGCGAAGAAATTTTTTCAATGCACAGGAATGGGATGCCAAAGGGTACACCTGCGGGAATATTCGGATTAGACCACTACATAAGATTTGGCGAAGGATTAGTTACAATAATTACAGGCTCACCCGGAAGTGGGAAAAGCGAATTTTTAGATTACATTTTAGCTGGATTAGCCGTTAAAGAAGGTTGGCGGTTTGGTGTTTTTAGTTTTGAAAATCAGCCAACAAAAATACATGATGCAAAACTTTTAGAAAAGATTATAGGGAAAGCATTTGCCTACCGAAAGGATGCACAAAATAGAATTACAGAAAATCAAATAGCAGAAGTTTTACCCGAACTTTTTGATAAGTTTAAGTTGATGGATAAAACAAAGATTGATTTATCTTTTGAGGGGATATTGAATAAAGCAGAAGAATTAATTATGAAATTTGGGATTAAAGGACTGGTGATTGACCCATACAACAAAATCCTACACAATATGCCAAGTGGTATGACGGAAACAAACTACATCAATACCTTTATGACAAGGCTAACATCTTTTGCCCAAAAATGGAATATTCATATTTTTCTAGTCGCCCACCCTACAAAACTAATAACTGATAAAAACACCAAGAAGCAAGAAAGACCAACATTATACAGTATAGCAGGGTCGGCTAACTTTTACAACCAAACTGATAATGGGTTTGTAGTGTACAGGGATAAAGAAACCAAAGTAGTAGATGTGTATGTAGAAAAAATAAGGTTTAGTGAGCAAGGGCAATTAGGGTTTGTTAGTTTCTATTTTGATACAATGACAAGACAATATAGCTATGCCACAAGCCTACACCCAATAACAGCAGAAGGTAAGCTAGAAACAACAAAAGCCGCCTACACAGGAGATATTGAACTAAAAGATAACGAAATACCATTTTAAAAACAAACAACCATGAAACAGTTTACAAACGGCAACGGTACAGACAGGAATATTTACATAGATACAGATGAAGTAGGGTTTATTAATTTCTACTATGTAGATAACTACAAAAGAACAATGCAGTATGTACTTGATATGCAAGAAAGAGAAATACCAATAGAAGAAGATGATGCTGTACCACAACCCTTTTATTCAATTATGAAAGACTATTGGATTGCTGATACAAGAGAAAGATTAGATAGAGAAGATAACTTTCATTATCACATGAAACAGAAAAATTGGTTTACCCAAGAAATGTACAATTACATAAACAAACAACTTAACGTAAAAGAGCCATGCCTAAATTCTATTCCAAGATAATGTTTCCTACTGATGGTAGTGAAGCTAAATTAGTAGAAGTTTTAACCCATGATGGGAGAGTAAAAATGAAAGAAGAAGTAGCTGTATATTCCTATGTGAAGTCAATTACTAAAATGGGGATGGAACTTAAAATATCACAATCTCAATTTGATAACTTTGTAAGGAATGGAATTTTAATCGAAATTTAAGGTGTTGTATGAGAAAGTGATTTTACCTTTGAATGGAAATGATATATGCGGTAATTTCAAATAGAGAGGAAAAGATATACAAGGTAATAACACTTGTAGAAGCGAAAGAGTTTAACTTGTTTCCTTTTGATACTATTGTTCCTTTCTTTGAAAAAAAATATTGTGATTTGGAAGTGGGAGTTTTAAAAGTAAAAGGGTATCGAGAATTTAAAATACAAAACTAATTTATGACAAAGAAGCAATGGAATAATATAACGGTTGGAACAAAGGTTTGGATGAAGCATAATGGGCTTGAATGGGTTGATGGCAAGTGCTTACCAAAAACCGTTTACTTGATAGGAGTAATAAAACGCATTAATTCAAACGGTAGTCAAGCATTAGTAGATTGGGGTAATAATGAAATTTGGTATGGTCGTTTATCCCTAGAGTTAATGGACAGTTTCCCAAATCAAATATAATTTAACCAAAACCAACTATTATGTTTCAAGCACTTTACATAGCTAAGAATGTACAAACCCGATTATTATTTTCTAAACCCAAAAAGAAATGCAAGACAAGGACAACGCACCGATATTTAATGGCGGTGAAGGCGCAGAAAGCGAACAAGAATTAGATTACCCTGATTTTCACGAGCATTTTTAACGTTTTGCGGATTTATAGATATGAGAAACAAAGCAAAAAAAATATTATTTAAAGAACTTGAAAAATCAGGGTGGCAATGGGCTATTTTTAGTGAAGATGAGCCAAACAAGAATAATGGCATAATAGAATGTGTGTTAGACGCAATGGAAAAATTTAAAAATTTGCAGACACAAACTGTTAGCAGCAACAAGGCGAAGTTGTTTTGCCGACTTCATTCAATGCGTAAAAACTGCCGAGAATACCGAAACAATAAAAATAGCTGTAAAACTTGCCCACATTTTATAGAGGTAAAATAATTACCGCTAACACATTAATTACTTCGCATACTCAAATGGGCTTAAATATTCAGATTTATGACAGAAGATAAAGTAAAAATAGTTGTTGATGAAATTGCATCTTGTGTGCAAAAACTTCAAGAATTAAACAAAAAATATCCTAATACTATTCAAATTCACATGGGTAGTGCAAAAATGGGAGACGCTTTTTTATTTAATATTGATTTACTTAGGTTAATTAAACAAGTAGAAGATGACAACAGAACAACAAGCGGATAGGCTACTAGATGAAATACGTTCCATTATTAAACGTGGGGTGTATGCTTTTAACCCTAAGTCTATCCATGCCAACTACGAAACCAATTATGAAAAAGCAGTAAGAGATATGGCTATTTGGTATTGCCAAAAAATGAAACACATAACAGAACCATTTGAAGGAGATTATTGGTATGATGTGGAAACTGTAATCATTGAAAAAACTAAATAATTATGAGTGTAGATGCTTTAATTGAACAAAACAACAAACAAGCTAGACTTTATATGCAAGCATATAGCAAGTCGTTAGTAATTGATTTTATAAAGTGGAATACAAAAAGAACCGATGCAGAAGCAGAAGAACTTTTTGACCTTTTTAAAAAACAAAGGATGGAAGAAATGAATTTAGAACTTAATAAAATAACAAAAAAATGAGAAAGCTATTTGTTTTACTCCTACTTACTTCCGCTTTTATTTCTTGTACTACTCAAAGAAAACCAATATACACCATAGAAAAATTTGTAGTAGAGAAATGTGATAAAGGTTATCCCGTTCTTAAAAAACTAAAAGTAGAAAAGCACCCACAAGTAGGAGATACTATTTACAGACTAAAAAGAGTTGAACCAAGTTTTTAACCAAAACCATAAACAATGAAACTAGACAAACCAAACAACCAAACAGCAGAAGTGCTTTATGAGTTACTCAAAGCAAAACGAAGATTATCATTTGGGGATATTTATAATGCCACACATGCCATAAATCTCGGACAAAGGCTTGCGCATCTAAGAAGAAACGGGTTGCTTGTGCCTTGTTTAAGAATGAAAACCAAAAACAAACACAATAGACCTGTAACATACGGTACATGGAGTATAGCAGGTGAAAAAGAAAAAGCCATTGAAGTTTATAACAAGATAAACAAGCCTAAGAAATGAGTGAAAGTTTAACCAAAGGCTGCTACCATATAGCTATTGCAAAACAGTATCTTGAAGCATTCCATGTAGAGTGTAAACAAGAGGGTAAAAGACAAGCTGATTTGTGGGTTAAAAAAGTAGATTTTTTACTAAATGATGTATATTCAAGATTAACCCCAAAGGGTAGAGAGTTATTCCAATCTGAAATACTAAGGGGTGATACATTGTTTTTTGAGAACATATCTGAAATGATATTAAGACTAAGCCCCGACCAAAGAGAAGCACTAGAAGAAGTACTAACAGCCATGTCAAAAGGTGAAACAATAAAAGTTATACAAGATGGAGATACCAATTACTAAAGAAGAAATAGAACTATTAAAGGAAGAATTAAACAAAACATTTAGCCAAAGAAAAAGATTAGGTTCAATAGACTTTTACATGAACACTAATTTAATGGACACAAAAAAGTACAAAACAGCATACCAAAGACAAGAGATATTGCGTAATTGGCAAAACGGAATAAGAGGGTTAATGGCGTCCTTCCACAAGTTCCATTATGTAATTAAAGACATTGAATTAATTGAAAAAAAGAGTCCATATAAACCCATAACCAACAGACCAATTAAAAAAAGAACACTAAACCCACACCCATTAAAACCAAAAAGAAAATACACAAAACCCGAACCAATAAGAAGAAAAATAGAAGAACCAATCCCAAAAATAATCCGACCAAAAGGAGAATACTCAAACCAAAGACTGTATGATTATATTTAACCCTAAAACTTTTAAAAATGGATAACGAAAAGCAAGCAACAACAATAGTTAGATTTAGAGAAGAACATCAAAGTTTTTTTGATTTTTTTGCAACAAAAGTAAATGTAGGCGAAGATGAATACTATATGTTTCCTACTATCTATAAAAAATGGAAGAATTGTTTTTATGAACCTATATCAGTTGAAGATTTTAAAAAGATATTAGCTGAAAACAAAATTGATTTAACTGAACAAATACTTGCAGACCAATGGAAGTAGTACTAATTATTTAAGCATAATTAATAAACCCATAAATTTGTAACTTAAACTTAAAACATGGCATCAAACATTAAACCATTAAGAGGTAGGGTATTAATCAGACCCCTAAAAGAAGAAGAAAAGAAAACCGAAAGTGGCATTATCATTCCCGAAACATTCAAAGACAGCATGGTAAAGGGGGAAGTAGTCGCAATAGGTAGCGGTCATATCGCTATGGAAACAGGGGTAATTATCCCGCTTGAAGTAAAAGAAGGAGACAAGGTACTGTATGGCAGGGGTGAAAGCAACGTAATAACAGTAGATGGCGAAGAACTATTAATGATGTTAGAGCATAACATAGATGCTGTAATTTAGTGTTTCTGTTTTTAAGGGTTAATGCAGTCAATTATTTGGCTGCATTTTTTATTTGCCGAAATTAAAAAAACCTTAATTTTACAAACGTATGAGCCAAAATATCAAACCCATAAAGAAAGTTTTACTAACAATAGACAAAGCGTTAGAAGATGAAATTGCTTTAGGTGGCGGCATAAAGCTATACAAAGACCCTGCTTATAACCCCGAATGGAATGTAAGCGTAACGGGGAAGATAGCTGAAATACCAAGCAATAGCCCTATCCCTGTAAAGAAAGGGGATGAAGTTGCTTTTTCATACAAGGTAGTAGCCGAAACTACATTTAACGACAACGAAAAGCATGTATTCCATTCTATGACAGACGACCTAAACCCTAAGTTTAGAAAGTTTGCAAATGCTTTAGGAGAGTGGATTATAGTTAGGGCAATACCGGGCATCTTAACCCTAAGATGGATTGGAGTTTACAAAAACAAGTATGGAAAAGTAGTTACAGGGGTGGATGGTACAGAACAAGATTTAAACAAGTTTCTTTCTCAATTTTCATTTCAGCAAACTGATAATGTTACCTACAACAACCTAATTAGGCACAATAATCAAACTTATTGGAAGGCTGATTACGACCAAATATTCGCCAAAAAAGTAAAAGGACATATCACATCAATCAGTAACAGAGTAATTTGCTTCCCCATTGATATTGATGTACCCGAAGAACAAAGGGTAATAAATGGCGTACACATACCCGATATGCTAATGAGTACAAGGTTACAAGACAGAGCAAGGGTATTAACAGGTGGGGCTTCTTACGGTATAAAGAAAGACGATATTGTTATCTTCAATCCAAAATACTTAGAAAAGTATGAATTGTGGGGAAGGGAATATTATGTAATTAAAGAAAACCGAATTGAAGCGATATGGCAGCAAGGAACATAAATCAGATACATAACTTCATTTCCTTCATTATAAGGAAAGAACGAGGTGCTTTTATAACACCTGCGGAAATTGACAATGCACTAGAAGCGGGTCAATTAGAAGTTATCGAGGATTATTTTAAGCTGTATGGCATGACACAGCAAATACACGATGCCCTAAACCCCGTTAAGGTATTTGCTTCAATTACAACCGATGCTAGTGGAGAAGTCAATTTTGGGACAAACCACTTACACTTATTACCACTAACTTATACGGTAGATGGTAGTACGATTAGTAGAATTAGGATTTTACAAGACAACGAATGGGTAGATGCCTTAACAAGCCAACTAAGACCCGCGACAAGAGAAACACCAATAGCAAGAACATTATCTACAAAGATGCAGATATACCCTGCGGGTGTTTATACGGTATTCATTTCATACATAAAAAGACCCGAAAAGCCAACTTTTGGATATACACAATCAGGTAGGACTATCACTTATGACCCAACAAGCAGCACACAAATAGAATTAGGAGATGCCTATGTAGATAAGATTATTGCGAAAGCACTAGCTTATTTGGGTATCAATATGAACGAAAACGACATTATTCAATTCAGTAACATGCAAGACGCTAAAACATCATAATGGCAACTAAATACTTTATAGCAGAACAAATCCTTTTTAGGTTAGCAGGTGGCGACCCATTGGTTACTACCCCTGTTGAAAGAGAAGATTTATATGCTGCTATCAACGATAAGGTAAATGCAATGTTAAAGGGGGAATACTTCGCTATGACATTGGCACAAGGTGAAAGTTTACCCGAAAACTTATTGTTAGCAACCTATGATAATATAGCCGTTACTTCAAATAATGGTAGGTCAAAAGCTACGTTACCTGCTACCCCTATTTCTCTTCAAAGGAATATGGGAATATTTCAGATATACAATCCCGATTATCCCGATGCTTTATTCATCCCCCTAATGGCAGGGCAAAGGGCTTTATTGCAATCTCAAAAGTTGTTATCAGGGTTGTTTGGACAAATTTCATACGAACCCTATGGTATGCAAATAATATTTGACAGGGATTTAACCCTATTAGGGATGGATACGGTAAGTATGAGATTGGTGGTATTTGAGATTTCACAATACAGCGTAACCGAAAGACTGCCAATACCAAGTGATTATGTAGAAAAGATAATTAACGAATTGGTAGAAAGTTTTGGTTCAGTACCTTCAAAATCAGGTATTGTAGATAATTATACAGATAAAATGCCTAATACTCAATAACAATGGTTTACAGTAGCCTAGATAGCATAGTTAGAAAGATATTACTAAAGCAGCGTAAAAGTTTGCATTGGTATATTGACTACATAGTAGCAGCCGCAGAGGTGCTAAAAGAACTAACTATTGACGACCTTTTGGTTATTAATACCAAACTAATAGCTACCAATTCTTACAATGCAATAGAACTACCCGATGATTATTTGGACTTTTGCAAGGTGGGAGTGCAAGTGGGGCAAATGGTAAAACCCTTAGTGCCAACAGACAAAATAAACCGACTTATAAAAAGAGATAGCAGTTTCAACCCAATTAAATATACCGATAGTGGCGACCAATCGGATGAAACACTTTATTACGGTATAGTTGCACCTTTCTACTACAATACAATTACCTACAATGAATACGGAGAAAATACAGGTAGGTTATTTGGTTATGGTGCAGGGGTTGAAAATGATACATTTAAAGTAGTAAAAGAAAGAGGGCAAATACAGATTAACGAAAACTTAGTTACCGATTTTGTTCTATTGGAATACATTTCAGATGGGCAAAGTGTAGATGCGGCAACCAAAATAGATGCTAATGCAGAAAGCACAATAACCGCATACATTGAGTGGCAAGCAAAAGAAAATTCAAGAACTTTTGGAGATGGGGAAAAAGAAAGAGCAAGACTACTTTACATAGGTCAAAGAAAGATTTTGAGAGCAAGGTTAAGTGATGTAACTATCCCTAAATTAAAAAGAATAGTGCAACGTAATACTATTGGCGCACCAAAAAATTAATGCGAAGTGATTAATCAAAAAAAGATTTTTACAGGTGGTATGAACGGGGATGATTCACCAAAATTAGTTGGTGAAAATGAAACACTTAACGTAATGAACGCAAGGGTTTCAGTAAGTGAGTTTGGTAGAGATGGTAGGATAGAAAATGTACCCGGCACAACGCTAATTAATCAATCGGTATTCCCCCCTTATGGTACAAACCAAACAATAGGTAGTGCAGTAGATTATGCAAGAAATAGGATTATTTACTTCCATTCAAATACAGTAGATGATAGTGGTATTTACTGCTTTGATATTGATAGTGGTATAACATACGCTGTACTTTATGATAGCCAAGTTATAGGGGGATTAGGTTTTGATAGAGACTTTAGAATTGATAGAAATGCAAGGGTTGTAGGTGACTTATTATATTGGTTAGATGAAGATAATCAGCCAAGAAGAATGAATATTGAAGCAGGTATTAAAATGAACCATGCTTCTTATGTTACAGATGTAGAGCCATACGATTACCCAATGGATTTTGAAGTCATTACGTTAATAAGAAAGCCCCCCGTATATCCATTAACCTATGAAAAACAAACAAACGTATCTGTAAATAGCAATCTTATTAAGAACAATGCGTTTAGATTTTGCTATTATTTTTATTACAGAGATGGGGAAATTTCTACACTAAGCCCCCAAAGTTTGATTGCACCTTTTAATACAGTTGATGAAACCTTTAATCAAATAGAAATTACAGTACCATTAGCAGAACTTATATCACAAGATGTTCAAAGTGTAAATTTAGTTGTATTGTATGCTAATGGAGAAAAGGCATTTACTGTAAAAACATGGGATAAAAATAATGCTACTGATTTAGCTGAAATTAATGCTCACAATGCAGGGACAACTGCACTTAGTTTTTTATTTACAAATGATAGCGTTGGGGAAGCGTTGTCGGATGCGTATAGGGTAAAGCCATTTGATACAATCCCATTAACATCTAAAACATTAGAATACGCACAAAACAGGTTGTTTTTAGGCAATAATTTATTGGGGTATGATACCCCAACGATTAGTAGTTTGCAATTAACTGTACTTTCTGACACATCTGGCGGTAGTGGTACTGGTGCTTTTGTAAGTTTTTATGCTGATTATTATTTATCAATTGATGGTGCGCCACAAACAGGACCGTTCACAAGTGGCAATTATACTGTTGTAGAATTAACATCTCCTGTTGTTGTTGGGTCAACAATATATGCGGCAGGGTATTATTTTTTACTTCCCGTTCCTGACCCGCTACCGGCAAGTATTGACATTTCAACCTATATCTATATAGGTGCTGATGACGCATCTCTTTTGGCGTGGGTGGCGACATATGAATTATCTCCAATAAATGGGTATAATCCTAGTACTAAAAATGATACAGGTATAATTAATAGGTTTGGGAATACATCTGTTGCCATAACAGGTTCAGAAGTTATTTTATCTACGGTTTTAAAGTCAGATGCTGCTTATGAGGTAAGTATAGTTTTTTATGATGAATTTTTAAGAAGTTGTGGGGTAATTAAATTAAACAACAAAGTAACAACCCCCGATAGGGATTACGATACTGCTACATTTGATTATGCAATTCAATGGTCGCTAAGTAATTTTAATGCTGTAAACGAAATACCCGATTGGGCTAAGTACTACTCAATAGTAGCTACAAAAAACTTTAGAACTAATTTTTTTATACAAGCAAGAGCAGGTAGTATAGTGTATGCTACAAAAGATAGTGTAGGTGAATATGTGTTTACAAGCACAACTTACGCTTCTACTAATGCAGGTGTAGCATTAAAATTAGACAAACTAACAGGGTATGGCATAGGTTATACTTTTAGCGAAGGAGATGTTTGTAAGGTATATCTTAACGGCAGTTCAACTGTATATTCGTTATCTATTTTAGCACAAGATGGGGAGTGGATAGTGTGCGAATTAAAAAACTTAGGTAGTCTTGCGGCAGCACAAGCCTTTTTTGAAATTTATACACCTAAAATACAATCAGCAGATAGCGTTTATTACGAAATATCACAGATGTATTTAGTAGCCAATTATGGTACTGCTAGTAGGGCTTATACGACTTTATTAGGGCAAATAGTGGGGGATGTTTATTTGGTAGATAGAAACGATGGGTCGCTTTATAGAAACGAAGCCATGTCACCTAATGATACCTTGTGGCAATTTTGGTTTACAAGTTTTGGCAGACCTCAATTTATAGACAGAATAGGGCAACAAAGAAAAACTACAAGTATAAAGTGGAGTAACACTTTCTTGCCAGGCACAATAACCAATGGATTAAGTTCCTTTGATGCTTTAGATGAAAAGATTTTGCCTATTGAAATGGGAGATTTGAACAAGTTACAATTAGCAGAAAAGGTAAGTGAAGAAGGTAAAATTATGTTGGCTATTTGCCGTCGAGAAACAGCATCGCTTTATTTAGGAGAGGTGCAATTAGTAGGTAGTAGTAGCAATGCTTTTGTAGCATCAAGCCCATCTGTAATAGGTACTATTAATATTTTGCAAGGTAGTTTTGGTACAATAAACCCCGAAACGGTAGTAGAATATTTAGGACTTGTTTTTTGGGTGGATGCCTTAAACGGGGTGGTGGTACAATATTCATCAAACGGATTATTCCCTGTAAGCCAATACAAACAAGCAAGGTTTTTTAAACGCTATTGCACTAACTACTTACAAGCAAACAACAACGATTTAGACAACATAAACGGATTTCATCACATACCTGCGGGTATTGACCCGTTCCATAAAGAGTATTTAATTACCCTACCTGCATTAATTTATGAAAACTATGCAGAAGTATTACCAAGTTACGGGGGTATAGTGCCTGATTATGCTACATCAATTTTAAACAGATTTGACATTTACGATAAGTTAGGTAAAACAATGGCATTTTCATTCCAAGAAAACCATTGGGGTAGCAACTATGAGTTTATGCCCGAAATGATGGAATATTGCCAAAACATAATGTACGGATGGAGAAACGGTAATATGTACCAATTTAATTCTAATACAACAAATTGGAATACGTTTTTTGGGGTTGAATATCCTGTACGAGTTTGTGTAGTAGGCAACCCACCACCAAGCGTAGTAAAAGATGTTTACGATATAGCCATTGAAGGTTCTAATGCCCCCGACTATACCGTACTTTATACCGAACTACCAAACGAACAAATATCAGACCTTATAGTAACGGATTATACAAACCAAGAGAACATATTTTATGCAAGGTTTTTTAGAGATAGACTAAGCCCAAATGCAACAGGAACAGCAGCAGAAAGGCTATACAAAGGAGATGTTTTAAAGTCTATAACCCCTTACATAATGATGGAATTTCAGCAATACGATGGGCTTATATTTATTGATTTTGTGGATATAGGATATGCGTATAGTAGGGGGCAACTAAAAATTGCTGAATAAATGTGAAACGTGGAATATTATTGTTTATTTTTGATACATAAAATTTAGAACTATGCCACTACCAGCAGCAATAGGTTTAGGATTGGGTGCAGCAGCACAAATAGGCAAATTCTTTTCGGGGGTAAAACAAAACAAACTTGCGAATAAGATTAACCCTATTTACAAACCCTATGAAAAATCAATCTATGCCGATAAGCAATTAGGCATAGCCAATCAATTGTTTAATGGTAGAATGGCGGGGGCTGCAAACCAAGAACGAAACATTGCTACAAGCCAAGCAAATGCCACAAGCAACGTAAATAGAAATGCTACTGATGCAAGCCAAGCCTTAGCTTTAAATGCAGGGGTTCAAGGGCAAACCAATGATGCTTTTGCGGACTTACAAATGAGAGAATCACAGAACAAGTATGCTATGTTGGATAACCTTAATAGGGCTTATGGTGTAAACATAAATGAAGGTGATAAGGTTTACCAAGACCAAATGAATAAGTATCAGTTGGATATGCAAGCCAAAAACCAACTAAGAGATGCAGCCATGAAAAACAAATATAGCGCTATTGAAGGATTAGGCGGTTTAGCTGTTGAATCAGATAGGTTAGGCATTTTTAAGAAAAAGCCTACAACGGATAGTGTACAAGGTCAATCATTCACACCTAATTTTCAAACAATGCCAATGAGTAATGCACCTTTGCTTTATCCAATTGGTAGCACACAACAAATGGCAGCCCCACAACCTTATCAACCTAATGTACCCTTGAACCCACAACAAGCGGCACAAAATCCTTACGGTCAAGGTATGTATCCAATATTAGGCAATCAAGCTATTAACCCATTCACAGGCAGACCTTACTAAAAATTAAGATATACAATGGCAACACCTTATTATGGCGATTATGGAGTAGTACTACCTAATAGTAGTGTTTCTTTGGGGGCATCCTTAGAAGGTGCAATAGACCAAAAAGAAAGACAGCAAGTAAGGGCTGATATAGCAGCAAAAGAAAAAAAAGCACAGGATGATGAAAACCTTGCTTTCATTAATACATTAGGGCTTGAAGATATTGGTAACAATACAGTAGATGTATTAACCAACAATGAATTAGCCAAAGTAAGAAATCAATTACTTGAAAAGGCTACAAAAGGGGCTAGTGAAGTAGAATTAAAGTATGAAGCCCAAAAGTTAATGCAGCCATTGATAGTAGGGCATACAGCCGCAAAAAATAAATTTAAACAACTTAATTCCAACATAGCAGAATTAGGCAAAACATATACAGGTGCTAACTTAGCAAAAGCAAGAGAAATAGCAACCGTTAATTTTCTAAAAGATTACATTGATATTGACCCAACAACCAATGCCCCCAAAGGGTTTAAAGACCCAACAGTAATACCCGATAAAGACTATACAAGTGAGTTGCTAACTTTTGATAACTTACCTAAATGGAATACTGAAACAGGGGCTTTGGGTTCTTACCTAAAAGGTTTAGGTAAAGCAAAACAAGGTGGTGATTTTTCATACACCGATAAAAGCGGTGGTGTAAACAAGTACGGTTTTGATGCAGAAGTTAGTCAATTTAGAGAACTAACAACCGACCCCGAAACAGGCAGAGTAACGGGCATGAAGTTGAAGGAAGAAAACTTAGGTGGGCTAAAACTTTTGCCACAACAAGAATTTAATACAATGATTGCAGACCCTAAAGCGAGGGCTGCTTTTGCCGTTCAATGGTCGCAAGAAAAAAACAGGTTACAGCAACAAGGTACTGAAATAACACCCGACATTGAAGGTATTGCAATGCGTAAATTTGCCTATGACTTATTAGATAGAAGTGGTGGGGCTTTAGAAGAAACTTATTTTAAACCAAGAGAAATACAAAAAGCAGCCCCCGCCCCAAGAATAAATGTAAGCGTAAACACAGGCGACAGAGAGAAAAGCGTAGCAGCAATTACGAACCCCGATAGTTACGCTACTCTTTTAAGAAACCCATTAGGCAAAGTGCCAAATACAAACGTGTTAGGTATTAACGAAGCCTTTAGGGTAGCTAATGCAATAAATGCAGCAAATAAAGACTTACAAATTAAGCCTTTGTATTTGTTTGGGGTTGACACAAATGCGTTATCTGAATCTGAAAAAGCGGAGTATAAAAAAGTTGACCCTAAGATTGCACAAAACTTCAAAGAATTTGTAACCATAATGGGCAACAAGTTTAACCTATCAGCATTTAAGGCTGCACCAAACGTAGCAGATAAAGCCCAAATATTAGCTAATGCTATTAACGCTTACAATAAAGAAAAGAATATTAACGAAGAACCATTTACAGCAGATGATTTAAGAAATGGCGCACCGTTATTGGTAACTGAAAAGGTTGAAGAAGCAGACCCTAAAACGGGGGCTATTACACCAAAGAAAATAACTAAGATTTTAAAACCGAACAGCGATAACTATAACAACACAATAGATGCAGGTGTAGTTAGTTATCAAAAGATGGCTAAAGATGCTAAATTACCAAGCACCAACTTTAATTTGAATGAAGTTATTGCAACAGCATCTCAAAGAAAAGCTAAAGGTGCAGCCCCTAAGAAAACGAGTAGTACATTTACGATTGAAATAGATGGCGCACAATACGAAGCAACCCAAGCCCAAATAGACCAACTAAAGAAAGATAAGCAACCTTTTAAAGTACTTAAATAATGCCATTCGACCCTACTAAATACGGATTGAAGCCAAAAGAAAAGCAAACTTTTGACCCTAATAAGTATGGGTTAAAGGCTGTACAATCACAACAAGAAAGCGATATTGATATTTCAGCAGCTAAAAGCGTAGCTACATCAGTAGGGCAAACAGCTAAGACTGCTCAACAAACACAATCCGCTAATGAATTTCCATTAGTGTTTTCTAATAGACCTTCTTCTGCAAGCGGCGACCCAAGAAAGAAAAGCCCATTAAGCAAAGTAGTAGTAACCCCTAAAAAAGTACCTACTAAGGCTGAATTAGCAGAAGAACAAGCAGTTAAGGAATACGATAAGAAACAGTTTATAAAAGCACAAAAAGATTTTAATGAAACTTTTGGGAATGATTACAAAAGGGGGGATATTAGAAAATTAGAAGGTGTATTAGATGAAGAAAAGGCAACAGTAAAAGAAATAGCATCTAACTTAAAAACAGAAGCTATTGATAATTTTGTAAAAGCAAACGCTAAAAAAATAGGGATTAATCAAGTTGGGGATGAAGAATATTGGAAAAACTTTTATGCCGAAAAGTTAGAAAGTGGAGAATATGAAATAGGCAGAAGCGACAATAACAAACCTACATTATATCAAACACCAACAGCATTAGAAAAAACATCAAACTTTGTAAGTAACTTTATGAAGGGGGCTTCGCTATTAGTTAGTGAACCTATAAAAGCGGTTGGTGAAATAGCAAACTATTTAGATAGAAAAACATTTTCACCCGATGCTAAAATAGAGAATGACCCACTTTATCAATTGGGGAAATGGATTGAGGAGAAGGTTGCTTCACCAATGGAAGAAAAATATCCGCAACTTAAAAACGATTTTTGGACAGCAGATGTCCCAACGGGTTTTGGTCAAATCGCTAGTATGATGCTAACCGCCCCGAAAAGCGTAGTGCAACAAGGGGTGAAATTAATGAATAATGCTGCTACAAAATCAGTATTTAGAAACGTATTAGACGAAACAGCAAAACAAACTTTTTCAGCCCCTTCTATTTTAGGTACTTTAACTATGGCTTCGGGGGAGTATGAACAAGCCCAACAAGCAGCAGTAGAAGCAAGAAAGTATAGTAAGGATGAGTATATAGCATTAAAAAGCCAAAGTGGGGCTAACCTTGATGACCTAGAAGCAGAGTACGATTATCTAGTTTCAAAAAGCCCCGAAGATATAGGGATGGAATTGTTTTTAAAGACTATTCCAAGTGGTGCTATTGAAATGGTAACGGTTTCAAGACTATTTAAAAGGCTTAATGAAAGTACAAGAGGTAGTGTAGCCCAAACAATAAACAAGTTTGGTGTAGGGGGCTTTGAAGGTGGTGTAGAAGGTTTTGTACAAGAGAGTTTACAAACAGCCTATTCAAATGCAACAGCCCAACAAACCTATGATAGAACAAGAGATATTTTAGAAGGTGTAGTTAGAAGTGGGGAAACAGGTGGATTTGTACAGGGTTTACTTAGTGCAATGATTAATGCTTTGGGTGGTAAGATGAAAGCAGCCGTAACCCCTAACCAAAAAGCTACAATACAAAAAGCAATAGATGAAGTAACTGAAACAATAGACAACTACGAAGAAAATGTAAATGCTTTAGAGAAGCAAGTAAATAGCCCTAACGTATCGGTTCAAATGCCTACAACCCAACAGAAAGGTGTACAAGGCGTAACCGAAATAGGCAAACCATACTACGAAAAAGATGGAGTAGTAATAACCAAAAAAGAAGCAACTGATTTAATAAACAGTAACGATACTGAAAATTTAACTATTGCATACGACCCCAAACTACAAACTAAATTAGAACAACAAGGGGGAGTAAGCAAAGGTGCGGAAAAGAAAACAGGGGCAAAGGTTATACTACCAACTGCTATGCCCCCAAACCAAGTAGTAACAGTAGGTGAACCAAAACCCACAACCAATGCCCAAACCCAAGAAGAAGCCAACAAGCCTATCATCCAAACAAATGAAGGAGGTACAGTCGTTGATGAATCTGTCGCCCCAAAAGAAGTTAGCCCTGCAAAAGAAGTCGTTGGAGAAACTGTACAACCAACAGAACAAGAAGTAACTACACCTACTGTAAGTGGGGAAGGGGGTGGTGACATTAAAAGTGGCTTAAAAAGTACAGAAGGCAGCACATCAGAACAAAAAAGTTCTGATATTGGTGGGATGAAAGAAGTTGCTCTTAAAAAAATAGCCGATTTAGAGGATATAGCTGTGAAAACGCAAAGCGATTATTACAAAGAAAAAATTGCAGAAGAAAAAGAGCAATACTCTCAAAAGAAAAAATTTAATCAACCAGATAAATTAGAAGTCGGAGATGTAATTACAGATTATAATAATGGTCGTGGATTCGAGAATAGGGTTATAAGAAAAGTAACTAAAAATAGTGATGGTTCTTATTCCGTAGTATGGCAGACTATTGGGAGAAATGCCACATACCAAACCGATTTTAATCAAAAAACAATAGGGACAAGAACTATATGGTCAATGGGCGATACTAAAGCGTATAAAGAAACGCTACCCGAAATACCTTTAAATAAAAGAAAGGGATTTATAAAAGACCCATTTGTAGAACAACCCAAATCAGAAACCCCAACCCCTACCCGACCTACTGTAAGTGGGGAAAGGAGTAGAGTAATAGCAAAACTAAAAAGCGATGGCTACGATATAGGAGATGGGATTAAAATTAAGAGTGAAGGAGGTAACGATGGTGCGACAACAGTAACTCAATTCAGTTTTGAAAAAGACGGTAAAAAAATCGGGTATTTACGAACAGTAGATGCAAAAAGGTTTTATAAAGATAGCAATAATTTCCCTTCTAATTATGATTATTATGTAGTAGATGATGGGATTAGAAATGCAGGTGTTGAAATATATGATGAAACTCTTAGAAAACAAGGTATCGGGACTAAGATGTATGAATCCGCACAAGAGTACTTACAAAAACAAAATCAAAATGCAAGGTTAATTTCATCAAGTCAGTATGGGCAAACAGAAGCATCTTATAAGTTATGGAAAAAGTTATATAGAGAAGGTAAGGCTGAAATAATTTACAAAGAACCCGAAAGTGGTAATCTAAAATACGGAGAAGATATAGGTAGAGATTATGGTCGTGGAGGTGGTGAACCAAATGGCGTTATATATGATGGTAATGTATATGCCCTAAAGCAAAAACAACAACCCAAATCACAAACCCCAACCCCTACACAAGAAAGCACTACAACAGTAGGGTTAAGCGAATATGAAAAAAGTGGTTCTAAAATATTAAAAAATAATGGGGTAGATGGACTATCAGATTGGTTGGCTAATCAGCCTTTATTGGGTGGGTTTAATCAGATTAGGGGTATTGCCAATAAAGCAGGTATTAAGTTCCCCCAAACTGAAAAAGATTTCGATATAGAAGTAAAGAAAGTTGGCGGGGTAGATGTGTATATGAAGCAATTGAAATTTTCTGATTTTTATAATTATTTTATTGGCATATCAGATTATAGCCCAAGAGAATTTTATGAAAAAAAGAACACACAAATAGATACTGAAATATCAAAAATAAACGAGTGGAAGGATAACCCACAAAAACATATTGATTTTGTATCTAAGCGAACAGGGTACAAAAAAGTAACCGAATCAAATAAAAATAAAATAGGCAATAGAGATTATTCTGATAAGATAGGTCAATACTATTTTAGCACAGGGGCATCTATCCAATTTAAAACAGCAAATGATTTAGTAAATGATTTTGTAAATAAAAGAGTTTCTGAATTACAGAAAACAAAAAAATCAGAAGATTTTATTAAATCAGAAGAATCAAAAGTTTCTAAAATAAAAGCCGAATTAAAAAGCGAAAGCACTACAACAGTAGATAAGGGGGGAGATAAAGTAGAACCCACAACAGAAACAACAAGTAGTGAGAAGATTGAACCAACAACTCAATCTAAAGAAGATACAGAACAAGCAATCGAAGTAGAAGAACAAAAAGAACTATCTTTACAAAACCAAACTGAAACAGATGAATCAGACACAGTACTTAAACGACTTCTCCCAACAGAAGAACAAGGAAGAAATACAAGCGGTGAAATTAATGCACTCGCAGCAACGTTCCTTTCAAGATTGCATGAACGAATTGAAAGCATTTACGGAAAAGATAGCGCAGAGAAAAACTCAATTGCTAATGAAGAAGAAAAGTATTTAGAAGATTTTGCTAAATCTTTAGATATATGGGTAGATGATGCCGATACCAAGTTTGGTGAATTTTTCGATAAAGGGCAAGAGCAATCAGTTTATATTGATGATACAAAAGGCAATGTAACTACGGTTACTAAATTAAATGATGGGTCTTTAAGCCCTAATTGGTTGACGTTTTTGGATAGGCTTGCTATCCATAATACCTACTTCCCATCCACAGCATATACATTAAAAGGTTTTGGTAAAACTAAAGATGGCAGTTTTGTCGCTATTGTAGACCAGCCGTATATTAAACCCAACCCAACTACCGAAGAAAATGTAGTTGCTTATATGAAAGGCAGGGGCTTTGAATTGCTTTCAAAGTATGATGATTCTTTAATAGGTACGGTAGAAGAAAAACGTAGTTTCATAAATAAAGATACAGGTGTAATAGTTGAAGATTTGCACTTGAAAAATGTATTTGAAGATGAATCGGGTAATATGTTTGTCATAGACCCGGTAATATCATTAGACACACCCGAAAAAGGGTATGGTGGTACAAGAAAATCAACCAACAAAATAACCTCAATTACATCACAATCTAAAACTAAAGAATATGGCAAAGGGCAAAAAGAAGGGCGGCAAGAACTGCTAACCCAAGAACAACCAAAAGAAAGTGGTGATAAAAAGCCACTTTCACTTTCTGAAAGAGCAAGGTCAAAAGCCAAAGAAGTAAGAGAGAAAGGTTACAATGAAGCGTTTGGGCTACCTCATGTAAAACCAAAAATAGGGGATAGGATAGCAGGTTTTGGCGGGAAGTCATTAGATGAAGCTATTGCAAAAGCAATGGAACTATTTGCTGCTGCCTTAGACGGCACACAAGAAACTATTGAAGATATTAGGGCTGCTTTAGATAAAGGTTTAGAGCCACTATTGGACTACTACAAGAAAAACACCAAACGATTTGACGAAGAAAAAGTAAGAGATAGATTTATAAAAAACATGGTTGAAGATGAAACCATAAGAGAACAATTAAAAGAAAAACCAAAAGAAAAGACCAAAGCAGAAAAGCAAATATCTGATGCAGAACATTTAGCGATTATATCGGGAAACGGCAAGTTAGTAAGCGAAGAAAATTCAGATAAGATATACAAACAACTTACAGCCGAAACAAGCCAAGATGTAGAACAACAAACAGTAGATGGTTATATAAACCCTGCCGATTTAAAAACAATGCAACAACAAGCCGATGAAGATACTAAGGCACTAAAAGAAAGCATTGAAAAAGCAGAAACGCAAGGTAGAGATTGGGTAGATGTATTTTTGGATTCAACAGCCGAAAACTTCGCAGCAGTAGCAAGAGGCGGTGAATTAGTGATGCCTATTAACATGGTTAGGTTTATAGGTGTATCAAACAATATTGCAGCTATTTTAAGCCAACGTAAACAACAGGCATCAAACCAAGATGAAATAGTTTCTATTGATGCTAAGAGAAAGAAATTACACGACTTAATTAACGAAGGTAGTAGGGGTACTTCATTAGCATTAAACGCAAGAAGAAACCTAAGAAACCTATTCGAGTTGGCTACTACGGTAGATGTAGATTTAAAGGTTGCAGCAACAGTACTACCACCCGATATGGTAAAAAAGGTTGATAATGTGGCGAAGGCAATAAGTGAGAAAATGACAGATGCGGAACTGAACCAAGCAACAGCCGAAACAGATACCGATACAAAACCAAAGCCAACACCTAAAAAAGCAAAGGCTAAACCAACAAAGGTGAATAAAAGGTTTAGAGATTATTTGAAAAACGTAAAAATGCCCGATAACTTAGCTAATAAGATAAACGAACTAAAAGCAAAATGTAAGTAATGGCAATTAAAATAAACTGTTTACTAAGTAACACCCCTTACTATGAAGATATAAAAAGTGCTATTATGTACTTTGCTAATGAGATGTTGGATAACGACAAACAACCAACAGTACAAGCACTATACAATAAAGCAAGAAAAGGTGGTGTAGAAATTGATAAGAATAGTTTTGCCTATGCTTACAATCAAGCATTTGGGCAAGCCGATGATACAGCATTTTCGACAACGGATGAAGTGAACGAATGGGCTGGCGAAGAATACAAAAAACTACTCAAAGAAACAGTTGATGCAGCATTAGGCGAAGCCCCAAAACAGAAAGAAATAGGTTCTTTATCTCCCGAACAATCGGTAGTAAAAACAATAGCCAAGTTGTTTTCTATGAATAGTACCGATGCAGCCCCCGCTACCAAAACAATAATGAGGGAGATGCAAGATATTATGACTAAGTGGGCTAAGTCTAAAACTGAAAGTAAAAGCAAAGCGACACCTTCTATATTTGAAACACTTACTGATTTTTTCAACTTACAAGAAAAAGGATTTGAGACACTACAAGGCACTATCAACAACCTTGAAACACTACACTTTGAAATCAAAAAATCTATCCGTGAATTTGTAAAAGACTTAGATGCGGCCGCTACGGATAAAATGACAGAGATAGAAAAAGAACAGTTGATTGATAGCTATGACGAGTACACCAAAGAACTAATGAACTCCGTTTATGACATTGTTTTATCTAAGGGTGAACAAGCAAGGTTACTAAATGAAATGCTAAAGCAAGAGGGATTAGTAATAGGTGACGGTAACTTCTTAGACAAAAACGGTAACATAAGTTGGAGTAAAGTAGGTGGTGAAAATGGCGACCCTAAATTAGTAAAGGCAAAAGTGAAAGAACTTTTAATGGATGGCGTAAAAGACGAACAAGGTAAAACCGTAAAATACAACGAACAACAAGCCACTCAATTAGCAGAATATTTTGAAAGGATTTACACTAAGAAACGAAACGATGTAATTGAGAACAGGATAAACAAAGCCAATACACCTATTGCAAAAAATCCGAAAGCGGCAATTATTGCATCATTTATGGATTCATTAGAGTGGGGGCAACTTGTAGAACAATTTAAAATAGATGCTTTAAACAACAACAACGCAACAATAAGTGATTTGAAAGATAAGTTGGAAGAATACATTAACAACGACCCAATGCTTTCGGTATTGCCCGAATCTTATAAAAAAGAAGTGATTGATAAGTTTGAAAAAATAGCAACAGCAAAAGGGCAACCCAATAAAACCTTATTGAAAAACACAAAAGCAACTATCATTTCTTCATTCATTCAATCATTAGGTGAATTTAAAATATCAAGAAACGCAAAAGGAGATGATATAACCACAACAGATTGGAAGCGACTAATAAATAAGTTTAGAACCGATGCTTTAAATAACAACCAAGCAACCGTTAATGATTTAAGAACAAGATTAGCCGAATACATTAATAGCGACACAAAACTTTCAACGCTACCAAAAAGCTATATCAATGAAGTTTTAACCCAATTTGAAAAAATAGCATTAGCAAAAATGAAAGGCAAAGCAGCTAAAAGAACTGCTATTGATAAGCTAATGAATTTTGCAGACTTAAATAAAGGCAACGCTTTTAATGCAGAAACAAACGCTGCATTATTAGAAACTTTAGATATATCCGAGATAGACCAAGAAACATTAGTAAGGGTACAAGCATTGGCACAAGCCATGTCGCAACTTAATAAAGGTGGGCTATCCCCAACAAGTATGCAATATTTGCAAGACTTTATTCATTTTAATACCCAAAAATTAGTTACTAAGAATATTAGAAACAAGTCATTCTTAGCTTCGTTTTTAAATGCGATAGGGGCTAACTTAAAGGCTATTGCTACAAGTTTTCTTATTGCACCAATATCTATTTCAGAAAACATAACAACATCATTAGGCACATCATTAGGGCAAACTGCGGCACTTGCTAAGAGAGGACAATTTGGTACACAATCAGTATTAGAATATTTCAGAGGATTTTTGACAGGGGCTTTTGATATTGGAGAAGCCAATATGGACTATGACAGAATTATTAGAAATACCCTACCATCATCCGATAGTTACAATATAGCTACATTTTTAAAAAGCTATGCTAATTTGTTCACAGAACCAAGTTGGCAAAAAGGTGGGGAAGCATTTTTACAAACTATTGGTAGCGTAGCAGCAGTAGTAAATAGTTTAGGGAAAGTAGTTCTTAATGCTTTTGATAATGCAGCAGTGAGTGCTATGTTTTACAAAGGTACAATGATAGGCTTGTACGATAATGTAGAAAAGTACTATGGGAAAGATGAAGCAATGAGAGTACTAAAAGGGGTCAAGGGCATGAAGAACAATCAAGTGGTACAAGATTACATTGATGCTAACTTACCTACATTAATTGCTACGGTAGAACAAGGGTTAGGCAAAAAACTAAATGTTTTACAAAGAGCAAACATTAAAAGCGACCTAAAAAGAAAAGCTATTGAGATAGTATTGATGGATAGCAACTTGCCAAACATGACCGAAGATTTAGCTGCATTAATAGTAAACGATGCAATTATTTCGGGGATGAAAATGGCTAAGATATTTAACGGTAAGCAAAACATGATACAAGAAGGTGTATTAGGTGCGCCAACTAATTCATTATATAAAGGGGCAGAAGCATTAAGGGCTGTACCAACTACACTTTACGAAAGAGGGGAAAAGAATATTAAAGAAGGTAAAGTATTAAAAGGCAGTACAATACAATTAGCGGGTGATTATTCTTCATTCTTTAGTGGGCTATTTGCTTATGGTATTTCAAGGTTTTTAGTGTTAGGTAAAACAGCAATACCCGGAGTTGGGTTAATGGATTACTATGGTACAAGGTCAGCACTAAAAGACTTAGAAGCAAAAAACCCATTACTAAAATCAAAGGATGCAGCACAAAGACAAAACATAGATGCTACCGAAAGACAAAAATACGATGCAGCAAAACAACAATCAGAACAAATACTTATTAGACAGTTAGGTGGTTTTGTTTTATTGGCAGCGATGGTAGCATTAAAAGCAGTAAAGCCACCCGAAGAAGATGAAAACTATTGGGATAAAATATTTGATAGGTTAATGGAAACAAGAGAGGGTAGAAAGATAGTTAGAAGGCTGCTTACTATCCCTATGAGTGCTATTGAATATGGCGAAAAAGTAAAAGAACAAAGCGAAAATTATTACGGCAGTAAAAGTGAAAATTACAGAGAAGCAGAGAAGATAGCATTGGAGTATTTAGAAAATACAGTAACCCAAGACAATAGCCAATCTTTGCCAATTGAAATAATAAGTGCAATGAAGTATGCTAAGTCTGGACAAAAATCAGAAGCAGCACAAAGGGCTTTTATGAATAAACTTTTCCCAAGCTATGACATTAACTTTGATGAAAAGATAACCAAAACCATGAACACCTTAAATGGTGTAATAAGCGGGGATTTACAAATGAACAAACTAAACGAAGAAACCCAAAAAGAAATATACCGAGCAATAAACACAGGTGAAGGATTTTATTGGTTTGCTAATGAATGGTTAAGATTAGGTTTATTTGAAAGTGCAACAAGAAGAAAAGAAAAAGGTATATTAGATAACAGGTTCGCAGAACCTAAAAAATAAACATTTATGGATTTAGAGAAACAACTAGAATATCTAAAAAGCAAAGTACAGTTGTACGAACAGAACGGTGCAGCTAAATTATTCTATGCCCTAAATAGAAAGGCTAATGAAATGGCTGATTTGTTAAACAAAACAAACCTAACCACACTTACACTTGAAGACCCAAAAGATAAAACTTTTGAAAGATTAAAAGTAATTTGGAATGACAGTTCAAGCATTGCAGTAGCAATTAAAGATTTGGGCATGTCGGCAGGGGTAACGGGTGATGAAGACAGGGATATTTCTAAAAAACCATTTGTTGATACAATCGCAGAAACAAGGAGGTAACATGGAAGTTTGGAAAGATATACAAAACTATGAAGGCTTATATCAAGTTTCTAATCTTGGTAGAATAAAAGCATTAGCTAAAACTTATAGAACGGGTGAATATTATGGAGAAAGGTATCAACCCGAAAAAATAATAAAGCCATTTAGTAATTACAGATACTTATGCGTAGATTTAAATAAAAATGCAGTAAGCAAAAAACATAGAGTACATAGAATAGTTGCTATTACTTTTTTAGAAAACCCCAATAATTTAAGTGAAGTCAATCACATAAATGGTGATAAATTTGATAATAGAGCCGAAAACTTAGAGTGGTGTACTAGAAGCCATAACCAATTACATGCGTACAGTATTGGGCTGCAAAAAGTAAAACATGGTGCTGAATTAACATGGTCTAAACGAGTTGTAGATACTAATACTAACGTAATTTATGAAACAATATCAGAAGCCGCTACATCTTGCAATGTTAGTGTAGCTTCTTTATCGAGATACTTAAATGGGGTAAGGCAAAATAAAACATCAATGAGATTTTATGACGAAACACATTTACGGGGTTGATGTTAAAATACCCGAATTAAAAGATGGTGAATATATAGAAGATTGGGGGTATCCCGATACCCCTTCAATGCAGTTTTGGAGACGTATAGAACTGCCATCTTTCTTTTCTAAAGTAGATTTTGATTCAGACGGGAATGCACTTTTATCATACGAACAAAGAGAATATGCGCAAGAACAAGTAAGAAGATGCAAGATTGGGTTTACTTTTTATAATAACGGGACACCTGTTTACATACCGGGCAAGTACTACTTTTATTTAAACTTTTGGAAACTAGAAGATGATGTTTACCCTGATTTTAGGATGGCGGATAGAGACTATTTTTTGTTTTTAGACCATTGGGAAAAGGTATCATGGTGCTTAGGGCTTATTAGAGGTAAGAGAAGAAGGCTTGGGGCAACATCACAAGCAGCATCTAATCTTATTTATGAATGTATTTTTTATAAAAATAGCATTTGCGGTTTAACTTCAAAATCCCAAATAGACGCTAAATCAGCCTTTACAAACATGGTGGCGTTTGGGTATAGACAATTACCAGTATTCTTAAAACCAAAACAGTTAAATAATAAGGATAGCGTAACAGAACTTGTATTTAGGAACAAATCAATGACCGTTAAAAACGGCATGGGGAGTGTTATTGATACAGACACGGGGCATAGGTCTAAATTAGATTATAGGTCGCCAACACTAAATGCGTACGATTCAGGAAGGTGTTCCCGACTACTGATTGACGAAGGAGGGAAGTTCCCGAAAGAAGTACCGTTCTCTACATTTATATCTATTGTGTCAAAAACATTAGTTCAAGGTATAAAAAGAGTGGGTTTTATGGAATGCCCTTCTACTACTAATGCTATGACATCGGGTGGTGGAGAATTTAAGAATGTTTGGGATGCGGCAGACCATGTAAAAAATGAAAGAACTCCTAACAGATTAGTTAGGTATATGACCCCCGCTTATGATGGGTATTTAGGTTTTATTGACAAATACGGTAATAGTGTTATAGACCCGCCAAATGAAGAACAGTATAAGTATTTGGTAGAAAACTTTGTTGGGATAGGCGACCTTACAGAAGAAGATGTAAAATTAGGTGCTAGACAGTATCTAATAAATAAAAGAAAGCAATTAGAGGGGTCGCTTTTGGAAGAAGAAATAAGGATGAACCCATTTGATGAAAATGAGATGTTCAAAAGTGCAATAGGGGGTGGGCATTTTGATAATATATTTTTAGGAGAACTTTACACATCAGCTAGTGTAATGGAGAAAGAAGTATTAGAGTACGGTATTTTTTCATGGGAGAATAACGAACCTTTTACAAAAGCAATATGGCATACAACAAGTAAAGAAGCAGGTAGATGGGTTAAGCCAAAAGACTTTAAGTTCCCCGAAAATGAAACAGTAAAATGGGTAGGTAATCATGCAAAACCACAAAATGTAATACAGTTTATTAGCGCATGTGACCCATTCCAAAATGATATTGTAGAATCGGGTAAAGGTTCGTTAGCTAGTTCTGCTGTTTTGAATAGAGCAGAGAATGGCACTAATGATGAGATTTACGACAAGATGTTTGTATTGAAATACTTGTACCGACCTGCAACGGCAGCAATGTTTCACATGGATATGGCATTACAATGTTTTGCATTTGGGTGTAGGTTATTACCCGAAGCTAAAATGGATGGCGGGTTGCGGAAGTTTTTTATAGATAATTGGTTAGAACCATTTTTAATTAGGCTACCCGATAAATCAAATTATGGTATAGACCCGAATGAGGATAATAAGACCATAATGATTAACATTTGGGAACAATATATTTTAACCGAAGGTAGAAAAGGCAAATTAATATACCCATCTTTGATAGACCAACTAATGCGATTTGATAGACACAATACAGAGAAATTTGACGAAGTGATGGGATGCGGATGGACATTGGTTGCGGATTATTACAATAAAGCAAACTTTAGAAAAAAGACAGACAGCATTGATATAACCCATTACTTTAAACGTACAGCATGAGTTGGACTTCATTTTTTGATAGGATATTTGTAGTTAATTTACCCACAAGAAATGATAGGTTATTAGCTACAATGAATGAGTTAAATAAGTTTAATATACCCTTTAGTTTAGTAGAAGCAATAAGCCATGATAAAGGTGCAGAAGGATTAAAAATAACCATGCTAAAACTATTTAATGAATGTATTAATGCAGGGTATAAAAACATATTAGTGTTTGAAGATGATGTAGAATTTGTATCGGATAAAGTAAATGAAACAATGGATTTAGCCGTACAACAACTACCCGAAAATTACCATATTCTTTATTTAGGATGCCAACCTACACATGGTTATCCAAGATTTTATTCAGATAATTTACTCCCCGTAACAGGGGCTTTTGCCACACATGCTTGTGGATATAGTTTGTTAGCAATGAAAAGTTTAGTAGCTTTGGACATGCAAGCCCCAATAGATAACTTTATAGTTAGGGTGCTGCAACCCGAAAACAAGTGCTATCAAACATACCCGTTCCTTGCATCTCAAAGAGAAGGATTTAGTGATATTGGTAAAGCGGAGATTAGTTGGAAACCTTTTTTAGAAGTAAGGCACAAACAGAAAATAGCCGAGATGAAACAAAAAGGAAGATTTAACCATTGATATGAACCAAATATCCATCTGCACGCCTACATTTAACCGTACAAGTTTGCTTATTGATAGTTTTAAGCAAGTGTATGACGATGAGAGAATAGGCGAAATTATTATCGTTGATGATTGTAGCGATTTAGCTATCTACAACCTAGTGGGTGAAATACTATCCCACTACCCCAAAGTAAAATACTTTAGAAACGAACAGAACAAAGACTGCTATAAAAATAAATGCGAGACGGTAAAGAAAGCATCTAATGAATATGTCATTCTTTTTGACAGCGACAACGAACTAACTACCGATTACATAGATGTTATCTATAACCAAACATGGAGTGATGATGTAATTTTACAACCAACTTTCGCAAAGCCTTTATTTGATTTTAGAAAATATGCAGGGCTTTATATCCACAAAAATAATGTAGCAGAATACATAGGCAAACCAATGTTTGACACAGCTTTAAACGCTTGCAATTACTTTATCAATAGAGATAAATACCTACAAACATTTGACGACACAATAGACCCCGTAACTGCTGATAGTATTTACTTCAACTACTGTTGGTTAAAAAACAACAACATCATACACTTCGTAAAAAACTTAGAATATAGCCACAGGGTTCATGATGGCAGCCACTACAAAAACAATGTAGCAAGAACACCAAATGGATTTTATGAAAGCATTATTAACAATCTAAAGCAATTAAAATGAAATCAAAGCCTAAAATATCTAAAGAATGCAAATGCGGTAATGTGTTTCATGTTCTTCCTTACAGAGAAGGGACAGCTTTTTATTGTAGTGCAAGGTGTAGACAAATTTATAGGGAGTATAAACCTAATAGAGGGTCATTTAAGAGTGGGGCTGTCGAATATAAAAGAAGTAGAGCTAACGTACCTATAGTTTGCGGCATATACAAAATAACAAACCCTAATGGGGCTGTTTATATAGGCGGCTCACGGACTATTTACAGAAGATGGTTAAGGCATAGGGAAGCAAGAAAGAAAATAAAAATACATTTATCAATAAAGCAGTTCGGGTGGAAGGCACATGAATTTAAAATAATTCATGAACTACCAAAAGATGTAGATAACGATACACTAATAAGATATGAGCAACTTTACATGGACTTATATAGAGATTGTGGCAGCAATATGTTAAACGTAAAGGATGCCGGCAGTAAAGCCAAATTCCCACAAGAATCAAAATCTTTAATGAAAGAATCTAATAAAAAGAAGTATGCAGTTAAATACAATGGCAATGTGATTGAATTTATAGGGCTAAAACAGTTTTGTATAGATAACAATATTGCAGAAAAAAGCTTTTCAGATTTGATACATGCGAATGGTCATTATCGCTCAAAAAATTATTATAAAGGTTATTCAAGATTAAACGATTAAAACTATGAAAAAAGCACTTGTATTAGGCGGGACAGGGACAATTGGTCATCAGCTTTGCAGACGACTTAAATCAGAAGGTTTTTGGGTAAGGTGTGTTGATAGAAAACGCAATGAATATTCGGATACGGTATGTGATGAATTGGTTATAGGCGATTTAAGGGATGCAGATTTTGTAAGCAAAGTAATGATTTCCCCTAGCCAAAAATCAATAAACGATAAAGTTAATTCCTTTGATGAAGTGTACGCATTAATGGCTGAAATGGGCGGGGCTAATTATGTATTTACAAAAGATAATGATGCTGAAATAATACACAATTCAGCATTGATGAATTTAAACGTTTGCAATTATGCGTCATTGATGCAAGTTAAAAAAATATTTTTTTCATCAAGTGCTTGTTGTTATAGTGAAAGTTTGCAAATGACGACAGATAATGCAGGGCTAAAAGAATCGGGGGCTTGGGTAGGTGGTAAGCCAGACAGCGTGTATGGGATAGAAAAATTATTTTCAGAACAAGTATATGATTCATTTAGAAGGAACAAAGGTTTAAATATAAGAGTAGCAAGATTCCATAATATTTTTTCAGAAGAAGGCTGTTGGAATAACGGCAGAGAAAAATTCCCTGCCGCTTGTTGTAGAAAAGTAGCGGAAGCCGCAGATGGGGAAGAAATAGAAATTATGGGGGATGGGTTGCAAACAAGGTCGTTTCTTTATTGTCAAGAAGCATTAGATGGGATAAGAAAATTAATGGATTCTGATTATCAATATCCAATTAATATAGGTAGTGATGAAATGATAAGTATTAACGACCTTGCTAAAATGGTTATTGAAATAAGTGGTAAAAAACTTACAATAAAAAATATAGAAAGCAATGCAGTTGGCGTAAGGGGCAGAAACAGTGACAACACTTTGATAAAAGAAGTATTAGGATGGTCGCCAACTCAACCGCTAAAAGTAGGTATGGAGAAATTGTATAAATGGGTAAAATCACAAACCAATCCTTAATTATGGATAAAGCAGTAATAAAGGGCAAGGGAGATGTCGTTTTAAAATCTGGAGTTACAATAAATGAGTATGTAAAAGTGCATAGGTGGATTTCAAAAATGAAAGGGAAAGCATATAAGTGTGAAAATCAAAATTGTGATGGTTTGAGTGTTAATTATCATCATTCTTTAAAAAAAGGTAAAAGGTACGAAAAGGATGTAGAGAATTTTTGGATGTTATGTGTTAAGTGCCATAAAAAATATGATTGGAAAGACGAGTTTGCTAATCATGTAAGAGGCATGAAATTAAGCGATGAGACAAAAGCTAAACTTGCAGCAGCGAATTTAGGCAAAAAGGCTTCCGATGAAACTAAGCGCAAATTGTCGGAACGGTTTAGTGGTAGTAATAATCCTATGTACGGAGTTAGTATTTCTGGCGAAAAAAGCGCTTGGTGGGGTAGAAAGCACACTGAAAATTCAAAAATAAAGCAAGCAATTTCTTCAGCAAAAGTTTCAGAAGAAGTAGTTATCGAAATTCGTAGATTGGTAGACAGTGGTGTTCGACAAAAAGAAGTTGCAAAACAAGTTGGGCTAAGTAGGGCTAGTATTTGCAGAATTGTAAACAAAAAACGATATAAACAATGGTAGGGACAAGATTTTATGGGCGAATGGGCAATGTATTTTTCCAAGCGGCTCACTGCATAGCGTTTGCTCTAAGGAACAACGAAGATTTTTCTATGCCAAATAGAACAACAAATCCATTTTGGAATCCTTTGTACTTAGGTCACTTAGTTCATCCTAATTATATTCAAGGACGTGAAGATGTGCTTATTAACGAAAACGGGCATCAGTGGCAACCAATAGAGTACAAAGAAGAATGGAGAGGTAAACAAGTTGTATTAAATGGCTACTGGCAGTCCGAAAAATACTTCCTTGAATACAGAGACGAAATACTTTACCTATTCCAATTCCCAAAAGAGCAATACGAAACCATATCTCTACATGCAAGGTTCGGTGATTATTTAACCGTACAAATGAATGGTAAAAAAAAGCATGTAATAGTAGATGAAAGATACATACTTGAAGCGATTGAATTAGTGAAAAATAAAACAGGGATAAGTAACGTAAAAGTATTTTCAGACGACATACCACTATTTAAAGAAAAGTTTGCACATTTATATAACTTTGAATACAGCACTAATAAAAGCGAAGAAGCAGATATGAGAGAAATGAGTTGCTGTCATAGTTTTATAAATTCGAGCAGCACGTTTAGCTGGTGGTCTGCGTGGTTAAGTAGGAATCCCGACAAGGTTATAGTAACGCAAAAACATTGGTTTCACCCCGATGGGTGGATGGGGTTAGACACAAGCGATATTGTCCCTAATAGTTGGATAAAATTATAATATGAATAAAAAAACAATAGCAGAAGTAGGCATACCCGATTCGATGTTTGATTTTAAAAAGTTTTATCAATGGGTAGCACAACAAATGCCTAATGATTGTAAGATAGCAGAAGTAGGAGTAGCAGACGGGGCATCAGCATTATACCTATGCCATGAGTTATACAAGTTAGGTAAGACGTTTAAATTATACATGGTGGATGATATGGACTACGGGAAGTATGAGCAGATGAAAAGTATCTATCAGAATATTATAGCAACAGGTTTTGGCGAAGAAACAGAAGTTGTACCTTACCCTTCATTGGTTGCTGCGGATATGTTTAATGATGGTTATTTTGATTGTGTTTTTCTCGACAGTTCCCACACATATCCCGAAACAAAATTTGAGATACTAAAGTGGTATCCTAAAGTGAAAGATGAAGGATTTTTAGCAGGGCATGATTACAATAGTTTAGAAGTTAAAATGTCAGTAGAAGATACGATACCAACTTACTTTACTAGAGAACCAATTAATGACCAAATATTCAAAGCAGAAAAAGTATTGCAAATAGAAAATACCGAAAAAGGGTATGGTGTTTTTTGGTTACAAAAACAATGGTACTTAAAACTATTAAACCAATAAGTTATGCTATTAAAATTTTCGGATTTAGTTAAGAAGTACAACATGAATATAAAAGGAGTTGTACAAGTTGGTTGTCATTGGGCGGAAGAACATGAATATTATTTATCAGAGGGTATAAATAAGTTCGTTTATGTAGAGCCATGTAAAGAAGCGTTCCAAAAAACAATAGATAAATTCTTCACTAAAGAAGAACAAATAAACATTGAAAAAATTAATGGGATACCATTTGTTGCCAAAAGTGATAATAGTATTATTTGTTACAATTGTGCTTGTGGTGAAGAACGTAGAAATGATGTTATGTATGTTTCACACAACAATCAAGGGCAATCAAATAGTTTATTAAAGCCCGAAAAACACTTGCAGCAACACCCCGAAATTATTTTTAATGATGCGGAATCGGTAATAGTTACCAAACTAGATTATTTAGACTTTGACAAAAGCGAGTACAATTTATTGGTTACAGATTGTCAAGGATACGATGGGCATGTAATGTTAGGAGCATTAGAAACACTAACTAACATTGACTACATATGTATGGAAGTAAATAAAGATAATGTTTATGAAAAAAACATGCTTATAGATGAAGTAGATAAATTGCTTTTTGATTTTAAAAGAGTAGAAACAGAATGGGTAGGAGACTGGGGCGATGCGATTTTTGTATCAAAAAGATTACTACATTTGTAGTGCTTATCAATTTTAGTTTAATGAAATTATCATTTCAAAACCCTGTAAACAAGTGCAATCTATACCTAAAAGCTAAGATTGATAAGCCACTTGTTTGCAGGTTTTTGTTTTTATGAATAAGGTAGATGCTAAAAATTTAGAAACATATTTGCAAAGAATACCGTTTCTTAGACAATCTTTATCAAAACAAGACTTAGATGATTTAGATGAAAAACATGAATTATCAATGTCGTTAGATATTAATAATTTAGATGGGGAAATATGGGTAGAATTTAAAAACACTAATGGTTTATATAGCATTAGTAATTTTGGTAGAATAAAAAGGAATAAAATACCACAAACAATAGGTAGTAGGAAGCGAATAAATACAGGTGTCCCAGAGAAAATATTAAGAAGAACAACAAGAAAAGGGTATTTATACTGCATGATTTCTGTTTTAAATAAAAGAAAAACATTTAGGATTCATCGTGAAGTGGCTATTCATTTTATTGAGAACCCCCAAAACCTTCCAATGATAAACCATAAGAATGGGATTAGGCATGATAATAGGCTTGATAATTTAGAATGGTGTAATAATAGTCATAACCAAGTCCAATCTTTTTTAAAAAACGGCAGGGTTCATCATAGACCATTATTAGGGAAAACGGGGTATGCTTGTTTTAATTCAAAAACAGTTTGCCAATTTACGAAAGATGGGGAATACATAAGAGAGTGGGGGTCTGCTTCGGAAGCTAGTAGGCAGTTGAATATTTTTAGTTCAAGTATATCTTTTTGTTGTATTGGTAGATACAAAACGGCTGGGGGGTTTATTTGGAAATATAAATCAGACTTATGATAAACGTACCAAAACAATTCCGACCACACATCAATACAGACTATCCAAAGAATAATAAATTAATCTTTGAGGAATGGTTTGCACAACAGCCGTTACCTAAAACAGAAAGGGAGTATTTACCTATCTTTTGGACTTCGTTTTATGTATGTAACAATTATGGGAATAATAAAAAAGCATTATACGACTTACAAGCATATATTGATACGTTGGATAAGACGAAAAAGTATGCGACAATAATACAGTACGATGATAGTATTTTGAATGATGTAAGTGGGTTGGATTTATTAAGGTTTGAAATGAGCAAAACAACGGGTTATTCGCTACCATTACTTTGTATGCCACACCCTTACAAGTACGATTTAAAAAGGGAGATATTTGCAAACTTCATAGGTAGCATGACACACCCAATTAGAAACCATGCTAATGGGATGCCTAGTGATTGCTATGTTTCATTTAAGCCACATACGATTGAAAAGTTTACAGAGATATTAAGTAGGTCAATATTCACATTGTGTTTTCGGGGGTACGGTGCAAATAGTTTTAGGATAGCAGAAGCAGTACAGTATGGAAGCATACCCGTTTACATTTCAGATGAATTTGTTTTTGGGCATCACATGAACTTTGAAGATTTTGGAGTAGTAATTAAAAGCGAAGATGCACATAGGATAAATGAAATACTAAGAGCCATACCGCTAATAGATATTGTAACGAAACAAGATAATTTAGCAAAGGCTTATGAAAAGTACTTTACCTATCAATCCAACTACGAACTAATACTAAAAGCACTCGATGAAACTTAATATTATTCATGGAAAACAAAGTAAGCGACTGCCAATATTATACAAAGAGTTATCAGAACAAGAGATAACCGATTTTGAGATATGGCAAGGGGTACATGATAGCAATTCAGTAGTACGTTCCATAAACCTATCTCACAAACAAATAGTACAAAACGCAAAAGATTTAGGGCTGCAAAAAGTTTGCATAGCGGAAGATGATATAATGTTCCTTCACCCACAAGGGTATCAATATTTTTTAGAAAACGAACCCCAAACATACGATATGTACTTAGGGGGTATTTACTTAGGGGATATAAGAAAAGATTACACAGTAGAATACTTTACAGGGATGCACCTATACATCATTCACGAACTATTCTATGATACATTTTTAAGCCTACCCGAACATGAACATATAGACAGGGCTTTATCGGGATTAGGGCTGTACAAAGTATGCAATAAGTTTGTAGCCATGCAGCATAATGGTGTTTCTTCAAACACAGGCAAACATGAAGTTTACGATAAATTTCTAAATAACAGACAAGTTTTTAATGGTTATTAAAAAAACCTTAATTTCGTAGAGACTTTAATGTAATTTTAATCCCAAAATCTAAAGACTTGGATAGCCAAACCAATTACCCACCGCATAATATAGACCCTAGAAATAAGGGCTTCGCTTGGATTTTACAATACATCAAAGCAGCATGGACAGATAGTCAAGGTTACTTAGCAGGTAAATCTTTGTTCTTTGGGCAAAGCAAATACGATGAAATCCGACAATATGCTATGGGTAAGCAAAGCATAAACAAGTACAAAAAGATTTTATTAGCGGATGAAACAGACGACAAATCTTGGTTAAGTATTAGTTGGGATGTACCTTCTTTCCTTACAAAATTTAGAGAAATAGCAATAGCTAAACTTAATCAAAAGCAATTTGATTTACAAGCCTATGCAGTTGACCCCTTAGCAAGAAGCGAAGAAGATGCTAAGTTTAACGAAATGAAGGTTAAGGTTTTAATGAGAGAACAAGCATTGGCAATGCAAAGCGAGTTGGCAGACACCCCCGTATTAGCACCAACACAAGGCGAACCAGAAGATATGGAACAGTTGCTTATGCAAAAAGAATTTGGCTATAAGCATGTAATGGGTATGGAAGCGGAGTTGGGTATTCAATTGGTTTTTGGACAAAATAACATAGAAGAAAAGAGAAAGCGAACTATTGAAAACCAAGTAGATTATGGCATTGGCGGGTACACTACATGGATTGACCATAATGGCAACACTAAGTTTAGAGAATTGAACCCTAGAAATCTAGTGCTATCCTACTGCGAAAAGAACGACTTTTCGGACTTAGTACATTGGGGTGAAGCAATAGAACTCCCCGTAGTAGATTTAGTGCCATACTTCGATAAAAAGCAGATGGATGATATTTGTGTTAATGTAGCAGGTAAGTGGGGCAATCCTAGTACTTATAGAGCAGCACAAGGGGCAACAAACCCCGATTGGAGTAGATTTAAGGTATTAGTATTAGACTTTAAATTCCTATCATGGAACGAAACGGTTTACAAAGACGAAGTAGATGGTAGGGGTAATACAAGGTTTGGAAAAACAAACTATGACGACAAGAAATACCTATCAGTTAATAAAAACGGGTTACTTGCAGAATACACAATGCCTACCGATGTAGAAACTACAAGTGGTGGTAGCCCAACAGCAAAATACATTTCTACCAACGTAAAGGTAGTTTACAAAGGCAAATGGCTAATTGGTACAGATTTAATGTACGATTGGGGTTTGCAAGAAAACATGTCAAGAAAGTCAAGCACATGGACTGATACCAACTTAGATATTCAGTTGTATGCTTGGAACTTTAATCAAATGCAATTTACAGGTATTACCGAAAGGCTAATCCCTTTTGAAGATAAAGCATGTTTGGCTTGGTTTAGGTTACAGAACATGGCAAACCGATTAATCCCTTACTTAATTAATATTGACTTAACGACAATAGAAAGTACAGGTTTTGGTAAAGGTGGTGCAAACATGAAACCTGCCGAATTGATTGACTTCGTTTTTAGCACTTTTGTTGTGCCTTACCGTTCTACTGATTTACTAAGTAGCAACCCCAACTACAAACCCGTAACAATTGAAGCAACAGGGCAACTAGCAGCCTTTGGGCAACTTTATGAGGAACTAGCCCACACCATTGAGATGATGCGTCAAGTTACAGGTCTAAATGAAGCTACTGATGCAAGTACGGTAAATGCTAAAACCTTAAATGGTGCAACACAAGCCATGATGGAAAGCACTAACAATGCTTTGTACTTAGTATCAAATGCTGACAAACAATTAATGGTAAGATTGGCAGATAGTATAGTTACCAAAATACAAATAGCAGTAGGATTAGGTAAGGTAGAAGGCTACGCAAAAGCACTTGGTAGTGATACAGTAAATTTCATCAAAATAAACCCCGATATTTCTTTGTATGAGTTAGGTATTTTCATTGAAGATGCACCTACCCAACAACAAAGAGAAATGCTATGGCAAGATATTAGCATCAAAGAATCACAAGGGCTATTAAGTATTGAAGATAAGGTAATGATAATGTCGGTTCGCAACTTGAAGCAAGCCGCAATGATGTTGGCATACAAGATTAAAAAGCGTAAAGAAGAACAGCAACAATTTGAACTACAAAAAATACAAGAGAATAATCAAGGGCAACAGCAAATGCTAATGACTGCGGAACAAATGAAGCAGCAAACTTTACAGATGCAAGCCCAATTAGATATTCAAAGAATAACCACAGAAAAGCAATGGGAATTTGAGATAGAGAAGATGAAGAAAATGATGGATTTTGAAGGTGAAACCGTACAAGCAGACGCAAGAACAATAGGGCATCAAATACAAGCAGATGCCAAAGTTTATGCAAGTCAAATAGCGGCAGAAGGTGGGCTAATAAAACAACAAATACAAAACGAAAAACCACAACCTAAGTCAAAAAGTAAATAATTTAAGGTGTTTTTAATTTTTTAATCAGTTTTTAATACATTTGTTTAACCAAAAATAATTTTATGTCAGAAACTATCCAAGTAAGGCAAACCACTTATTCTAATTTAGCGGCACAAAATGAAACCGAAACGCCAATAGAAACAACAGCCGTTGCACAAGAACAAGCAGCAACTACTGATGATAAATTAGGAGTGGTAGAAGTACCCGAAGTGATAGCAGAAACACAGACACAAGAACAAGCAGCCGAAACAACCACTACCGAAACAGAAACACAAGAAGATAACGAAGCAAGTGTAAGTTTCAACTATGAAGATTTCGGCACACAAGAACAAGCACAACCCGAACAGCAAGCACAGCCACAACAAGTTTCTTTAAAAGAACTTATTAAAAAAGCAAGTGCGGATGAAGTAAAAGAGTTATTAAAAGAAGTAGGTATTGAAGATTTTGCTTTAGAATTAAATGAGCATATCAAAAAAGGTGGTAAGCCGATTGATTACTTAAATGCAAAAGCAATAGATTGGGATGTAGTACCCGATACTGATATGGTTAAGGATAACTTGAAAAAAGAGTTCCCCAACTTAACAGAACAAGAAATAACAAAGCTGTACAACAAAAAATATAACCAATCAGACCTTGCGGATGAAGACGAAAAAGAAGATGGGTTATTGATGTTGAAAGCAGATGCTTACAAATTAAGACAACAAAAGAAGGCTGAACAAGCCCAATTTAAAATAGCTGATGGTAAGGTGTTACAACAAGAGGTTACAGCATCCGACCCATTATCACAACAACAAGCCGAGCAACAAAGAAAACAATACGAAGCAGTCGTTGATTTCTTTAAAAACCATGAAGCCACAAAAGCCGTAACAGAAAGCAAGAGAGTTGCTATTGATTTAGGCGAAAATGGCACATTTAATTTCAAGTTGGAGAAGCCCGAAATATTGCTAAATGCAGTACTCGATGCTAACACTTGGGCAAGAATCACAGCCGCAAATCCGGGAGAGCCTGATGCGTCTAAACTACAACCCGATGTAAAAAAACTGCAAAGATTAGTTCTTGCAGCCATCAACCCCAACTATGAAAAGGACTTGGTAAATTATGGTAAATCATTAGGTAAGAAAAGTTTTATAAAGGAACAGCAAAATGCACAAAGACCTTTAGGACAATCTGCCAATCAATCAACAGATAAGCCTTCGTTTGCAATTGGAGTTGGCGGTAGGTACAACTAATTCCAAACAAATAAAAACTTAAAAAAAATGGCTAATATAGGTGTAATTAATAAATCGTACGTTTCTGCCCTAGACCCATTGTTAGATACAAGGGAGATTAATAACTTGGTAACTGATATTCAGAATGAAGATGAGTTGACCGATATTATGAATATGGCAGACAGAAAGATGCCGACAAAGCAACCTTTCTACAATACTTATGTAAACGAAACAATTTTCAAATTGGTAGTAGTTTCAAGTGGTAGTGGTAGTGGCACAACCGAAGTTACTTTGGTATTAACAGCCGCTACATCAGGTTACACAAGAGAGAATGACACAATCTTGTTTGTAAACGGTAACACAGGTATTGTGACAAGTGTAAGCACTTCATCTGGCGTTGACACAATCGTAGTTGAATCTGTATCAGGTGCAAACTTGACTTTCTCTAATTCAGACCAGCTTTCTAACTACGCTATGGCAGTAGGTGAAAAATCTGATACTCCCGATAACTTGCGTTACGGTGTTACAAGATACTTCAACAAAATTCAAATCTTCCGTGAGACTTCTAAAATTACTGATATTCAAGGTGCTTCTACCATTGAAATTACAGTAGGCGGTCAAAACAAGTGGACTTACAAAGACTACTACGACAAAAGAATTAAGTTGAAGGGTAATATCAATGCTGCTATTTGGGCAAGCGATATGTCTGCTACTTCTTTTAGTGACAGCAACCCAATCTTAACAGACCCTAACATCATTGCAAATGGTGGTGGTGGCGGTGCTATCCAAACTACAAGAGGTATCAACAAGTATGTAGAACTTTATGGTACAACTTTAGTAAACGGTTCTTTAGGTACTTACCAAAAAGCAAACTTAGATGATGCCCTAGATAACCTTACTGCTGTTCGTGCGCCAAAAGACTACTTAGTAGTTGGTAGCAACAAAGCAATCGGTACTACTGACACTTACTACAAGAACTTAGGTTCTGCGGGTGTAACATCTGTACGTTTGGTAGTTGATGGTAAAGAATTGGATATGAGTGTTGAAAAAGTTAGCTATCGTGGCTTTACTTTACATTACTCTGTAATGCCAATCTTAGACCACCCAACTTTGTTCGGTACAACTGACATTACTAAATCACTTTACTACTTACCTTACAACAACAAGGTAAAGGTGTACGGTGGTGGTACAGAAGCAGCAATGAGAATGCGTTACTATCCAAAGCAAACCATTTATGGTAATGATATGATTGGAGAAATCTACACAGGTGCTAATGCCCCTGTAAATCCTAACGGTTCTGGCATGTTTGCTGGTTGCGATTGGATTACATATCAAGGCTTGGAAGTATTAGGTGCGCAGCACTTATTGAAGCAGAAAGTAATTTCTTAATTCAAAAAAACCATAGTGGGATAGGTGTAAAAGCCTATCCCATTTATTCCATAATCAAAAACAAAAAGTATGAAACAAGTAGGTAATTACAACAACGTATCCAAAGAGTTGATGAAAAAGATTCCCGTATTGAAACCGGGAGAAGAAGCAGTTTTTGAAATGCTGCATGGTGTTAAAAATCCTGACCCCGACCCCGAAGAAAAACGCAAGAACCCTGTACTTTTTGGTAAACGTCAAATACCTACTATTGATAGAATTTTTGACCCTTATGCCAATGAAGGCAAAGGTGACTATGTAGATATTATTGTAGCTGAAAGTTGGATTAAAGGCGAACCAACCCGTTCAAGAATGTTTGTTCCGGGATTTGGGTTGCAACAATTTCAAGGTAAATTTTCATTGTTTGGAGGTAAAGTTGAAGATGCAGAATTGTATGAATTTTTAATGCTTACCAATACTAACCAAGATAACGAACATAGAGACAAATCAATTGAGCCTTTATTTAAAGTGGTGAACACAAGCAAGCAAGTTGCAGCTATTAGTAATGAGTTGGGTATTTTGAGAAAAGCACTAAACTTAGCTGCTGAAATTACAACAGAAAAATGTGAACTTATTTTAAGGTCATTGAATAAACCTATTTCAGACGACCCGAATAAAAATACACTAGCGATACAAGAGATTGCTAGAAAACAACCTGACGTATTTTTGGATATTTACAACAACCCTAGAACCGAAAAGAAAGCACTATTAAAAGAAGCTATTGAGTTGGGTGTTATTGTACACCAAGCGGCAACAGGTAAGGTAATGTTTAACAACAACCTAATTACAATGGTTAATACAGGCACAGGTGCAGACGTACTTAATGCCTTAGTTGATTGGTTTGATACTGCCGCAAATGGGCAAGATGTTTTGGATAGTATAATTAAAAAACTAGATAAAACAAAGAAGAAAAAAGCTGAACCCGTTGAAGCCTAATAATAAAAGAAAATTACCCGATTTATTCGGGTATTTTTTTTGATTTACCAATTAAAAAACCCTTAATTTTGGTAAACTTATTAAAATGGCATTAACTCCTAATTTTTCAGCAACCCAAACTTTAGGTAGCCCATCTATTATAACCCTTACAGACACAAGTACAGGTACAGATGTTTTAGTTACACAAAGGAGAGTTTATTTAGCAAAAGCAGATGGTACATACATAGTACCCGAAGGTACAACTACCGATTATGTAGTTTGGGATGATTTCCCCGCTACCACTTCCATAGATATTGATTGTTTAGATAAAGATTATGCGTTGAATGTTACAGTTCAATGGCTAAATGTAGGTAATGGTGTTTTATACACAAAAACTACATTGGTATTAGTTACTTTATATAATGAAACATTTGCATTTAGTTTAGTTCAAGGGCAGCGTTCTAATCCGTTGTTAATGTCAAATGTAAATTATCGCTTTAACCAAAGTACATTAAGAGTAGAAATAGACAACGCTACAACAGCCGTAAACACATGGGGCGATATAGATGCTGCTCAATCTTGTTTAGATAGAGCAAGAGAAATTAGTGATAACATACAAAACTTTTTCTAATGTCATTAAGTGTTGCAGATAAAATATCAGTAGCTAAAGTTAGTCAAGTTTTGGCTGCGCAAGATATTGCCACAAGCTATCTTAGATTAGGCTTTATAGATACTGATTTACCAAGAAAACTTTATGATGTAAGAAAATCAGTAGAGTGGTTGTATGACTTAGCCCCTTCTAATGCAGATTTAACAGGGAGTTCTAATTTCATGTATTCCCTTTGTGGTAGGTATCAAGCAAAAGCACAAGCAATTATAAATGCGGGTGGTGGGGGAATACCCGTAACCCCTGTTGTTTTAGTGACAGAACCTATACAATTTGTAGTAGGTAGTGGCGCACAATATGTGCCTAATAACGGGGATAGCGAATACAACAACCCCGAACTAGCAGGTAATAATAACTATTTAATAGCAAGTAATAGTGATGGCGGTTATTTAGTTGAAGGTACAAACTTTGATTACTTAACATCAGGTGGGTTTGAGTTATTGAATGGCAGAACCTTTTTTACAGGGGAGATTTTTACGTTATTCTTTTACTAAAAAACATTTTTTACAATGTGTAAATGTAGAAAGCCAATTCAGTTTACAGTAGGTGCTTTAAATGCACCTGTTAATGGTCAAAGTGGGTATAGTAATAGTAGTTTGGAGTGGTTTAGAGACTACTTAGTATTTGATGCAAGTAAGGGAAGATACCTAATAGAAGGTCAAGATTTTATATATGAAGTAACGGGTGGGTTCTCATTTTTAGGTGGGAGAGTTTTTGCAACAGCCGAAGAATTTACATTGATACCTTTTTAATAATATATACTCTATGAAACGTATTTTATTTTTAGCTTTCTTACTCATTAGTGTGGTAGGGTTGTCGCAACCTTATGTAAATTTTGGTAGCCCTTATGGTAATAATATGGCTGCTGTAAATGCTTATAGGGCTTTCCAAGTACCTAGAGGAACAGACACTACAACCAATGTAAGACCCGATACAGTAGGTATGCTTTTCTTTAAAACTACTGATGAAACATTTTGGTTAAGGGTAAAAGCCAATAATGCAGGGGTTAATAAGTGGACACAAATTACCACAACAGGTACTCCCTTTGTACAAACATGGCAAGCAACATTAAACGTAACCAATGGTAATGTACTTACTCAAAATAATACGGTTCAAGGGGGTAATTACGCATGGGTTTTTGATAGTGCTTTAAGTTATAGAGTTAATCAATATAGAACAGTTAGTGGGGATTTATACTCTAGTTATTTAAGTTTGAATACGGGGTCGGTTACACTAAACTCCGCAAGGTCGGGGAGTGTAAATACTTCTTCTAATATTATAATGTCAGGTGGTAGTATTGTCAATACTGCTACGTCTGCTTATGCTGTAAACTCCCCTATATTTAGATGGCAAAGTGCAACAGCAGGGGCTATTACAGATAGCTTTTTGATGATTAATGGGGCAACAGGTAATTTTGGGTATCTTAATACAAGCAACTTTGTCCCTTCTACTCGAACAGTAAATGGGTTAGCCCTTTCATCAAACATTAATTTAGGGCTAAAACGTACCACAGATGTAGATGCCTATACAGACTTAGTAGGTACTGATATGCTTTATGTAACCCCAACATACGGTACAGAAGCCTACATAAGATACAATAATAACGTAGCAATGCCAACAGGTAATGCTAGTTCTATTCAAATGGGTAACTTTAGAAGTGGGAAAGACTTATTTACTCAATACGGGGGAAAAACAATATTCTTAAACGGGGATAGTTTAGGGGTAAACAATAGTAGGTTTTATTTCCCTGCAACGGGTGGAGTTTTAGCAACAAGTGCAGACTTAGCTAACGAAACCCTTGCTACTGTTACGGGGAGGGGGAATAGTACGGATAGTATTATAAAAGTTGGTGGGGTGAAGTTGTTTGATATAGCAAATAATACTTATACAACAATACAAGCTAATGATGACCAAATACAAATTATTGGCATTGGCGGGTCAAATAGTACTAAATCATTGGTCTTTAATAATACTGCTACATCTTTGCAGTATGATTTCCCTATTATATCAGGCATAATCCCATTATCCGTCAACTCCCAAACAGCAAATTCATCAGGTGCAATTACGCTAACAGCCGCAAACGTAGGGGCATTGGGTACAGCCGACTCCCTCACATCCATCCGCAGCAACTTCACAAGCATAGGTAGGGCGTATAAGATTGCGGATAGCCTTGCAACAGGCTTTCTAAGGCTTACAGGCGGCACACTAACAGGTGCTTTAACAGGCACAACAGCATCCTTTACAGGTGCAATCAATAGCAACACATTAACAGCATCAAGAATCCCATACATAGGCACAAACGGGGCTTTGCGTACTAACTCACTATTGGCTTACGATAGCGCAACAGGTCGTATTTTAGTAGGCACTACATCAAGTAGAAACGTTGGCGGTGCGGCTCGTTTGTTCCAAATTGAAGGAACGGCAAGCAACCCACCGGGTATTAGCATTGTGCGAAATTCAGCCGATGCAGGTGGCCCCGTTGCATACTTAGGCAAAAGCCGTAACGCTGCAATAGGTGGTAATACCATCGTTCAGAACGGTGATGTGTTAGGCATCTTTGGCTTTGTAGGTAGTGACGGTAGCAACCTTGACAACTTTGGGGCTTCGATTGTTGCAGTCGTAAACGGTACACCTGCAAGTGGTTTTATTCCGGCTCAATTGGATTTCCGTACAACTTCAAGCGGTTCAACGCCTACAACGAGAATGACTATTACATCACAAGGCAGTATCGATATTTGGGGTACTACAACAACAGCAGGTACAACAGGCGCGGTTACAATCAATAAGCCAACGGGTACAGTAAACTTTGCGGCAGGTGCAACAGCAATAACAGTTACCAATAGTTTAGTTACAACAGGCTCATACGTTTTTGCAACAATTAGAACAAATGATGCAACGGCTCTAATTAAAAATGTTGTCCCTGCTTCGGGTAGCTTTACTATTAATCTAAATGCAGCCGCAACAGCAGAAACATCAGTTGCATTTTATGTAATCAATCCGTTGTAATAGGTAAATAATTTTTGTAATGAATAAACTAAATTTAATATGAAAAAAGTATTTAGCTTTATTAAAAAGCATCCCGAAACATTGTTAATAGTAGTATTGGCATTAGCAGCATTATTGTTAATTAATAGCTTTGCGTAACCATGAAAGACCGAATAATAGATTTTCTTTTAGCTAGTAGCGGTTGTTTCGCAGGTATTCAAGTTATACCCGACGAACCTATTTTTAAAGGAGTAAAATATATCATTGGTTTTATCGTAGCGGTTGCAGTCTCTATTTTGCTAATTAAAATAAAAGAGAAAAAAGGTGCAACAAGAAAATCCGATACTTTATGATGTTTTTTCATTTATTTATTACATAGAAGTTACTGTTGGTTTTTGGCTATTAAAAGAAATTGTTATTCGTGATTATAAAAACTATAAAAAACAGAAAGGTAAATGAATGCAGAAGAACTAATCACCGCTTTAGTAGCAGGATTAGTAGTAGCTTTCAGAAAGGATGCAACAGCATGGTGGCAGAAACGGAAAAGAAAAATACTATTAACAACACTTTCAGACACGGGAATGATATATGCTAAAGTGTTCAACTATATTTTGGATGATGAAAGAACAGGAATTGAACGGTTCATATTGTTTGAAGCAAAGGATAGTGGCAGAAAGATTACACCGCTTACACCTGTTTATGTTACGGCTATACTAGAAGATTATAGAAAGCCGTTTAAAAGTTCTTTAGACGATATACAGAATTGGCGAACTGATAGACCCTACACCGAAATGTTAGTGGAATTGATAGCTAATGAGTACATCAATGTAGATGTGGCATCAATGCCCGAAAGCAAGTTAAAGAACTTGTATATTTCGGCAGGGGTAAAAAGTTGTAAAATTGTTTACCTTCATGGAACGGATACACATTTGTGGTACTGCTCACTAGCATCTAGTAAGGAAATAGATTTTACGAATAACTATACAGCTACTAAGGTGGAAACAGCAACCAACAGATTAAAAGATATAATACTTAAATATTTATAATATGGCAAAAAGTAAATTAGGCAGGTTCAATTGGCGTGACTTGCTGCATACGTTTATTATCACATTCCTTTCATCTAGTTTGACAGGCTTAACGCAGTTGTTAGATAGTGGCAATTTACCTACCTTAGCTGATATGAAAGTACATGCAGTTATAGGGCTAACAGCCGGGTTAAGCTATATGCTGAAAGTGTTGCTTGAGAATAGCAACGGGCAATTTATGAAGGGTGAAAAGCCGACAACATGATAGCCCTAACCCTATTAGCAATCGGTGTGATAGCGTTGGTATTCCAAATACTACCCTTCGACCATAAGTACATCGCGAAACAAGGCAAACATAGTTTTGCCCCTCGAAGGATAGGCTTAGACTTCCGCAAGGCATGGCAGGTGCATGTTAGCTTTGACCCAAGTTGTAAGTACGATATAGGGGATGACCAGACGGATATAAACAAACTTTTCGGAGTAACATACATTACATGGCAATCGCTAGTGTGGTGCATTCGTAACAGAAAGCCGTTGCATCACTATAACAGTTGGCGTTTAGGGTGGCATTACAGCCCCGAAATTGATAAGGTAGTGTTGCACTACTATTGCTATGTTAAAGGGCAAAGATACCCCGCAAGATTAGCTAGTGTAAGGCGTATGCAGACCATTAAGGTAGTCATTGAGAAATACAAACTTGGGGTGTTTTTTACTTGTGGTGAGCTGGGTACTCCATTGACTATTGAAGCTACTTTTAAAGGGTTGCCATTGAAGTTAGGTGGGTATTTCGGGGGTAACAGAACTGCACCACAACACATTGAGTATTATCTAAAAATAAAATAATGAAATCCAATTTAAAAGACATAGCCATAGTAGCATTATTAGTAGTGGTTGCATTACTGTTACTTACTAAGGGTTGTGGTAAAAAGCAAGTAGTAAAAGACACTTTATTACAGCATAAAGTAGATAGTTTTAAATCAGAATCTCAAAAAAAGAAAGACACTATCCTTGCTTTAAAAATAGACAAGGGGCAATATGAACACAAGATAGACAGCTTAAAATCTAAGTTAGAACAAGTAATAGCCAAAAGAAAGATAGTGTACATAACCCTACCTTCAAAGCAAGATGCAGTAGCTAAATTGAATATCCCACAATTAGAAGTAGCATTAGCCAAAACATTCAATACTGATACGGTTAAAGCCCAAGACACAGCAGTAAGAATACTACCCACCACAGCCCGATTAACCCTAAATATGGTAGATAGTTTCCATGCAGTAAAGAACGAAAACAAACTATATAAAGATGGTGAAAGCTACTACCTACAAGTTCAAATGTGGCAAGACAGTACCATACAAGGGCAATATGCAGAATTAGAAACTTATGACCGATTAGTAACTACCCAAGAAGCAACCATAAAAGCATTAGAAAAACAACGTGAAGCAGAGAAGAAATTACTCCGAAAACAAAAACGTAAAACATTTTTCACCCAACTATTAGTTTTAGGACTAATAGGATTTGCTGTAACCAAATAATAATCTACTATGGATTTACTATTAAAAAGAACGACTAAGACAGATAAAAGTACTATTGGTGAATTGTACATCAACGGTACATTTGAGTGCTATATTTTAGAAGATGTTGATAGGGGTTTATCTTCATCAATGCCTTTGGCTGAACTTCAAAAAAAGAAAGTGTATGCCAAAACAGCAATCCCAACAGGTAAGTATGAAATAGTAATTAGTTTCTCAAATCGCTTCAAAAAACTATTACCATTAGTTGCTAACGTACCCGCTTACGAAGGCATAAGAATACATGCAGGTAACACAGCAGAACATACAGAAGGCTGTTTATTGCCCGGCACAAGTAAAGCCGCAAACTTTGTTGGGAATAGCAGAACTGCCTTCAATAACTTATTCAAGAAAATACAGACAGCAGTTAAAAAAGAAAAGGTGTTTATTGAGATAGTTTAAGCGATACCAATTCCAACTTGCTTCTATACTCAATCAATAATTCTCGCAAATCCGATACAGATAGCTTATTTATGGAGTGTGCCATTTCATCAACATACTCTAATGCTTCGGGGTGTTCTTTTTTTAGTCTATCCCTAAATATTTCGGGGTGGGTCTCATGTTTTGAATTACATTTTGGGCATTGCACCCTCACTCCACCTTCATAATATCTGCTACCCATATCAGCCCTACTCCCTACATGCCCACATTGAGATTGCTTCCAATTCATAACTTCATCACAGGTATAACAACTAACTTCCCCCCTATTATTAGCATACTTAATTCTGATGTATTTTGAAAAAACTGCATCCAATTCATCCCTTAAATTAGCCCAACTTTCATCTGAAAAATCTCGTTCCATTCTCTTATCCGAAACCCTTTTAATAGGCTTATACCCTTTACTTGCACACATCTTGCATCTTCCCTTAGAGAAAGCGAAATCGTAATGCCCACAAGCTAACTGACGCTTCTTAGGTTTTATTGTTGAGTTCATAAACGGATTTGATTAAGTGGTGACGGAGTTCTGCTGATTAAATTATGTGAAATGTGGGTATAAATTCGGGTCGTATTTAAGTTTTGATGACCGCATAGCTTTTGAATTATTGAAATATCAGTTCCTTGTTCTAAAAGATGTGTCATAGTACAATGCCTAATTAAATGGGTATATACTCTTTTATTGATTTTTGCTTTCTCCGCTAGTTGCTTAATAACTTGACCTACACTTCTTTCTGAATATTGTAATTCATCCTTCCACCCATTTAGTACATACACTTTACTTTTATACTCCTTCCAATAATCTTCAAGCAATCCGATAACGGAACTACTTAGCATGACTTGCCTATCTCTTTTCCCCTTAGCTTGAATTACATTAATAATCATCCTACTTCTATCAATGTGTTCCCACTTCAAATTAATCAATTCTGAAACTCGCAAGCCGCAAGAATAAAGCAACCCTAAAATTACTCGATGTTTTTTATTGTCGCAAACATCAAACATTCTTTGTATCTCCCCAACTGATAAAACTATGGGTAATTTGTTCTCTTTTCGAGCATATTGAATGTATTTAAACTTTTGCTTTTGATTCATGCAAATGTCATAGAACTTTTTAATTGCACTATGGTAATTCCTTTGAGTATTAACCGTTGAAAATTTACACAAGAAATCTTTAATATCTTGTTCATTGATATTCTTTGGGTGGTCTTTATCCACTTTTGAGAAAAATACATCAATACATGAAGCATAATTATCAATAGTATTTTGACAGTAATTTCTACGTTTCATTTCTTGAATGAATCTACCCTTATGTTTACATATATTCATAGTTTATAAATTTTAGTTTTTTTGGTTGGTTCATAACTTCTTTATAAAAGCACTTCAACGCAACTATGTGGGCATTCCTCGTATTTTTGTTTTTTATTAGTCCTATGTAATGCCTAATTTCATTTTGATTAATTTCTTTTGGCGACTTTTTTTTACCTTCAAATTCAGAAATAAACCTTTTAATGTATGAAATAAAATTTCTTTTGCTATTCTTTGAGTAAGAACTTTTCTCAAGGCAAAAACGAAATTTTGCTATGTAAATAGAGTTTTTCTTTACTCTGTAATAATTATTACCCCCACCTCCTAAATTCCCATTTAGTAAATTACTTATGCCTAATTTACTTATCCATTCCTTTTCTTTAAAACTTGCTTGTTCGGTTGGTACAGTTTCTAATACTTCAATTATGGGGAGTAACCCAACTATTGCTAATTCACGTATCCATAAATTTTTCTTTGAGTTAGTGCTATTTCTTTTTGATATATGTAAATAAAGCCTTTGCTTTATTGGCAAATACGTCTTGCCTATATACCTTATTGATTTAGTCAACGGGCATGAAAGCGAATAAATATAGGTTGTAGTTATATTCTGAATTAAATTAACTAACCGTTCAGAAGTAGGCATAGTAAATTATTGGTTTTGAATTAATTAAATAACGTGCGGGACATATTTTATGTTAAATCGAAAGCCCTCCACAAAAGCCATCCCTTCGCTTTCGATTTAACGAGTAGGATTTTTTCCGTTTACGAAAGCCCTTCGGGCCTTCGTTTAACAATGGATTTTATCCATTGAAACGGAAAAAATCCTACTCGTTACCTGCAAGGCTAACTGCATCGGTTAGCGACAGCCTTCCAACAATTACAATCACTACACATTTCATTTCTATTTTCAGTTTGACAAAATTTCAAATCCACAGTTAAGTAAATTAATTCCTTTGTCAATTCGTGGTATTTTTCGTAGGCTCTTTTGATTTCCATATTCTTAAAATCAACTAATGGAAAATCTGTTTTTAGTTTCTCAATTTTACTTTCTATCGTTTTAAGCCTTCTTTTTTTCTTTTGTAACATCGTTTTTAAATTAAGTTCCTACTGATAAACCGCCCAGCAGGTAACAGCGGTTTGGCAAAAGCCGCCATAAACATTCTGCAAACTTTAAACTTTTCGTTAGGCAGCCTTCGCCAAGCCGCAAAACGTTAGGTGCAATGCCAGCGGACACCCTAAAACATTCGGAGTTGGCTGACAAAATCTTTAAAACGCTTTTCTTGTGCTTCATAATAATCTTTATCTATTTCAAATCCAGTAAAATCAAACCCACCTTTATTACAGGCAATTCTACTGCTACCACTTCCAACGTGAGTATCTAAAATCAAATCACCTTCTTTGGCATAATTTGATAATAACCAATCATACAATGCCACAGGCTTTTGAGTTGGGTGTATTCTTTGCTCTTTGTCTTTCATATTGTGTTGCAACATTCCGTGCCAAGTAATATTTACAAAGTCTATTTTTTGCAACCAACTCAACCAAGCAAGTTCGCCAGTGCTATAAGTTGGCATTGTTACGTTTTTATGCCAATAAAGCATACCGCCAACTAATCCAAAGAAATTTGCACCCCACACTATTTGTTTTTTAGATACTCTTTTTAACTCATTAAAATAATCTTCGTTTGGCGTTTCGTTATCCCAATTTGTTTTTTTATAGGTATTAATTTTAGCCAAAGAAGTTTTTTCGTGCCTATCACTATTTTTGCCATTGTTTTTAATATCGGCATTTATGCCATAAGGCGGGTCAACTATTGCAAGGTCAAAGTAATTATCAGAAAAGCGTTTTAAACCCTCTACACAATCCTCATTATACACCACAGAAGGCACTGCACCTAACACGGTATTGGCAAAATTGCCGTTCTGTTTTTCAATTAAACTTTCGTCCATAATTTCAACTTTTGTTTTTCAATTTAGCTTTCGGTTCGGCAATTTCGCCAATACCCATACGTTGTGTGCAAGGCTTCTACTCGACAATCCCTAAACTGTCAATGTACTTCTTGGCATAATCGCAACACATTTTGACAGAGCCTTGTTTATCATCTTTAAAATCATAGGCAACTTCATCTATTGCTTTATGAATTTCAGCGTGTAACTCACACATTGCTTTTAAGTTTTCAAGAATGTTATAATCTTTTGAAGCGTCACCTTTTGGACGAATATCGCCAATCAACTTTTTAACTACATCATAATTTGTCATCTTTCTAATTTTGCCCGCCCTGCACACAACAAAAGGTTTTGCGTTATGTGGGCGTAATGTTATAGGCTCATCATTTTATCTCAAATCAACACAGTATGTATGTGGGCAGACGAGCCTTGAATACCCACACAAACGCAAAGCCTTGAACGTTAGCGGTCAGTACTACCAGTATTCAAGTTCAACAGTCTTTGACCAAGTTTTTTATGGTTCTCCCATTCTTCATCTGACAAATTACTTAAACAGTCAGGCTTTTCACCTTGTATGGTTTTTAGTATTGACAATTCAGTTTCATTGTTAAGCTCTTTTAACATTGAATGTGACTTATCTAAAACCATATCATTTAAGGTATTTAGATTGTCAAATGCGGAGTGATACTTTTTGTCTTGCATAATTGTATATTTTAATTTTAATGTTTCTATTTTTTTACTCGTGCCGAACCGCTAACAAACGGTTTGGCAAAATACGGGGTGAAGTGCAGAGTCGAACGATTATAAAGCCAAGCATAAGTAACAGTCATTGCCCGTACTTCGCCAAGCCGCAAACGTTGGCTGCAATACTACAACTTTTCAATTTCGGCTTTGACTTCTATCCAAAAAGTTAAGCGTTGTTCCTCAAAAGGACTTGACGCATCGCAATCGTTTATCAATTCATGAACTGTCATTAAAGCACATTGTTTTGACATTTCAAATCCTTCGCCTCTTAATCTTACATTTTCAAACGATATTATTTTATCGTTTATTTTTTTAAGTAATTCTACAGCTTTTGCTTGCGGTGACATATTTTTTATTTTGACAGTTACTAATCTTTTACCGTACAGCAGCCAACAAAAGTATTGCTGCAAGTAGGGCTTGACCAGCATTGCTCAACAGTAGTTTTCCAAATTCCCTACCTGACAGCAATACTCGGTCGTTAGCTGCTACTATTACCAGCCTTTACAGTTTCGGAATTAACAAGTATAAGTGTTAAGTCTAACGATTCAATATATCTTGTTTTTACCTTGCCCCTTCTTATCCAGTTGCTTAAAACTTGCCTTGATATATTTTTCTGCTTAGTGTATTGCCACATGGTAGCCCATTTGTCAGTATCAATTTTAACTACCATTTTTTATGTTTTAGATTAAATATTTCATCTTGTGATTCACGAATATTGCCCATAAGTTGAATTATCAGCCATAATAAAAAACAATTTACAATTAATGAAATAATAAGTATTGTAATCATTATAAGTATTTTACAAGTTTTAATTCTCCGTTTATTTCTTTTACCCACTCATAACCATCAACATTTTCGTCTTTCCATGTTTTAGCGTTTACCATGAAGTATAAACCTTCTTCATTCTGATTTTTCACAAGATTTATCACTTTACCACGCTGACCATGTAGTTTGTAAGCAACTGCACTATTTACTTCGTTTACTTTTTCTACTTTGTAATTGTTGATTTGCTGTGTCATAATTTGAATGTTTATGCAAATATAATATTGTTTACATTGCAAACAAAATATTTTTAAACTTTTTTATTGCACATAGCAGCAGCTAACATCGTATTGGCAAAACAAGGGCTTGACAAATAAATCCAAGCACCAGTTTTTCAAATTCCCTTGCTTCGCCAATACGTCCAACGTTAGGTGCAATGCTAAAGACCGTTAATCAATTTCATTATCGTTTGACGACCTTCTTCTTTAGCTTTTTTAATATCCTCAATAGTTTTGTCTTGAATATCAAAAACGTTTTTGTTTGCTACATAACCATCACCTGCTTGTGGTAAATGGTCGTGGCATATCCATTTGAACTCTCTACACGTTTTTTCACGTTCATCGTAGTATTCGTCTAACTTAGTCAAAGCTAAATTCAGAATGTCTTTTTCTTTATTCGTAAGTTTCATATTTTTAAAATTAGGGAGAAGCACTGCACCTAACAAGGTATTGCCAAAAGCAGGACATTCTCGGTTAATTAATCATTTGTACTTCTATGGGGCATTTGTGCAAGGTTTAGACTTTTTGCTTCTAAATCCCTGCCTTCGGCAATACCCGAACCGTTATGCCTCATTGCTACCTTACTGCTCCGAAACAGGTTTTTTGCCAAGCATATTCATCACTATACTTGATTTGTTTGGATAGTTCTTAGCAAGGTGAAAAAAGAATTGGTCAATATTTACACCTTCTTCTATTCTACATTTTGAAAGCACATCATATAAATTAGTAGTTACATTTCTCCCATCAACATCGGGGTAAATACAAGTAGTGCAAAAATCAAAATCTGCATACTGAAATTCTGCAAACATTGGTATTTGTTCGGCTTTACATATCTCTATGATTTTTGCCATTAGTGGAGCAATTTGCTCATCGTAAATCTGTTCTTTATTTTTCATTTTCAAATTAATTTAATCGTTAATAAACCGCAACGAAGGCATAACAGCGTATAAAGTAAACCGCCAATACCTACCCACGAAGCCAACGCAATTGTCGGCTTCCCTTATACGCAAACCGTTAGGCGATATGCTAAAACAACCGCACTTGCGAAACGAAATCATCGTATCTTTTGCACGATTTATTAAAATATTCTTCGTCAATTTCACAACCAACAAAATTTAGTTTATACTTATTAGCAGAAATCCTTGAACTTCCAGAACCTAAATGTGTATCTAAAACCTTTGAGCCTTCTTCTAATTTTGAATAATCAAAACAAAAATCATATAATTCAATAGGTTTTTGGGTTGGGTGAAACCTTTTTAAATCAGTGCTTTGTTTTCGTATTATCTTACTTGGTTTGTCAAATGACGTCCATACTAATTCACAAGCAGAAAAAGTAGGCATAGATTGTACTTTGTCCCAGCAAATGAAACCTCTTGTATTTGGTAAATATTCTAAAAAGTAATTAGCCCCAAAAATAATTTGGTCTTTTGAAACTCTAAATAATTCTAACCAATACTCTTCTTGCGGTAAAATATCCCACTTTGAACTATCTCTATAAAGTGTTGCAAAAGGACTGTTTTTATGTTTGCCACCTCTTTCAGTTAGTTTTTCGCCCAATCCATAAGGCGGGTCGCAAATTGCTAAATCAAAGTATTTATCGGGGTAATGTTTCATAAGTTGAATATTATCCATTAAATAAACCTCCGAAGAAGCACAATCGCCTAACACGTGTTTGGAGCAATGCGGGGATTTGTCTTTAATTTTATTATCAGTCATTGTTTTTAAGTTTAGTTTTTAATTGAAAAATTGGTGCATTTTTAGCCCGCACTGCACCAAGCACGAGAACGTTGGCTGCTATACTACAACCCCATTCATTTTAAGTTCCGCCCTTAAACGTATTAATTCACGATTGACTTTAAGCAGTTCTTGCTCATATTCATTACGCTGAATTTTGACACGTTTACACTCTTTTTTTATTTCTTCATTAACGCCATTGGAAAATTCAACCATTACTTCCATTACTTTTTTTTCGCCAAATTCACCATAAGCGGAAAATCCTTCTTCGTTGTAAAAAACACCCCATCTTTTTAAGAAATTTAATGCACTCATATTTTATATTTTGATATTTTAAAATTTATCTTACCGTACAGCAGCCAACAATGTGTTTTACGCAAGGGCGGACACAGTACGCAGGTTGAAATTGCTTTATTGCCCCTGCGTAAAGCACCACCGTTAGCCGTAATGCTATGATACACCACGAGCAAAATCTATTGCCATTTGTTTTGCATCTTCAATAGTTTTAGCAACCCATTTTCCTTTACCCCATTTCGTAGGATATTCAGAAAATACACCACTTATTTGACCTCTCATTTTTTCGTTTGGAGTTTTATCATCATAAGTATAACGTACCCAAACCCCTAATTTACCATCTTGTTCACCTTCTTCGGCAACAGGATTTAATTTATGTGTTTCATCCATATCTGTATCACCCAAAAATCGCAAACAATCTTCTAAAAATTCTTCTTTGTTGGATGGCTCATAATGGCAATGCCCTTTCTTACATTCACTTCCTATACCAAAGCCAAATATTGCTCTATGAGACCAACCGTACCACTTTTGTTCTATCGGGTTAAACCCTATACAACTTGTTGTTGGTTCGCCATATCCATCTTGTATTTGTTCAGTAATACCTCTTTTAAATAAAAACTCTAAGTTTTTTTCTGAACCTACTCTACCTAAATAAGAACCATCTACTTTTGAGTAGTATATTTTACCTGCATCATCAGGTATAGTTGAATCACCAATTATTGCAATTGAGTTTATAAACTGTTGCAATTTTTTAGACACTTGTTTTTTTGTTTTAAACATATACTTTGATTTTTAAATGATTTTGAATTTTATAAAGCACTACGGCTAACAGCGGTTTGGCGACATTAAAACGACCGCCAAGCCGCAAAACGTTGAGCAATATTCTTAACGATAGCTAATCCCATATTGCACTAAATTTATCCCAGCCTGTGTAGTTCTCTTTTGGTTCTTTAAATCCGTATTGCTTCATGGTTTCAGACTTGTCTTTTGAGTTTTGAGCATCTTTTATGGCATTGTGATAGTTTGTTTCAGCTACCCAAATTAAACCAATAGTTAATATGGCAAAGAATATACATAAGCCTTGTACAAATAGTTTTAGTAGTTGTTTCATGGTTGATTAAGATAAATTGTTGGTTAATTGTAACGCATGGGCGGTGCTTAGTTTTTGCACCCTTTCTAGCCTATCAAAGCAGTCATAGTACCATTGCATTATACGGGAGTGAATCTTACTATACCGTTCTATTCTTTTAGTGAAATCACTCTCTCTGTATATCAATTTAATGGTAGCGAAAGGGTCTTTTGTTGCATGGTATAGATTAAGGTCGCTAACTGCTTCGTCCTGCCTATTCTTAGCCCTTATTGCTAAATCTAGTATATCAATACATCTTTCATGTAGCTTTAACTGTGCGGTTTCTCTGCCCATTTTGTCTTTGGTTTTTTTGGTTACGAAAATATAAGATAAAGAACTGCAATAAACGCTAACCATCCCACTATTTCATGCAGCCAATTATTCATTCTAGGGTCGTTATCGGGGGCATTGTATCTGTCTATTTGGTCTGAAATTACTTTTGCCATAATTAGTAGCTTTTTGAATTGTTAAGAAAGTTTTTGCTCTTATCGGGGTTAAGTCCTTTTAGTGTTCTTGTATGTGCTGAAATTAGCGGTAAATTGATAGGGTACTGTTCATCCATTTCTTGGTCGGTAAGCATTTTGCCATCGGGCAATATCCATACATTCACCCCATTCATAGGTACTCCACTACTGTTTATTCTTAGCATCTTATTGTGGCAATACTCGGAGTAGGTTAAGGTTGTCTTTCTTGTCATTGTCTTTGGTTTTTAACGTGCTAAATGTTGTTGCCAATAGTTGTTTTGCTTTTCATCAATCTTTTTTGTAAGGTGGTATATTTTACGGTCTGCATCCCTTTCTGTAACCTTGTCTCCGGTTTCTATTGCCTGTTGTAGCTTTCTTTGTAGGGCTGCTCTCTGAAATACCCACTTGCTTAGTTCTCCCGTTTTTGATTGCATAAAATTAGTTTTTGTGGTTAAATAATCAATCAACTTTTAAACTTTTAATCAGATTTTAAGTATCAACTAAAATGAAAATTTTGTTTTTGCTTTTCATATAATCGAATGGTGGATGCCCTGCAATACCCTTTTCATACTTTTTAATTAGCCTGTATTTGTACTGCAAACTACATGGGAATCCACTTCGATTAAGATGTACATAATCTTCTATCGGTATTACTTTTCTTTCTTTTACTTCGTTACTCATTGTCTTTTCTTTGGTGGGTTTAAAATATATTCTGTTGCTGTTCTTATTCCATTCCAATCAAGGGCTATCCAATACCATGCTTTGCACCAATAGCCGTCTTTACCGAAATGGATAAAAGGAAGTTTGATTTTCATAGCTTTATTGGTTAAAATTGTAGGTTCTTGAGTATTGCAGTACGGGGTTTGCGAATGTGCCTACTTCCCACATTATTGTATTTTTATCAATATCAATCTTACCTGTGTGTTGGTCGTTTTCTATACCCCACTTCTCAATAAATGCCTTTGCTTTATTAATGCTTTTAAAGGTATGCTTTGCCCCTGTCTTAGCTTCTTTAACTGTATGGATGTACTTTGCCATTGTCTTTGTCGTTTTATGGGTTAATTAATAGGGGATAATACTATCCCATTTTCTTTTGAATATGGTCTATTATCTTTTTTTATCGGTCTTGGTTCTTTTGCGTTTATATCAAAATACACATTCCCTTCCCCGTACATCTCTTTGTATTTTTGGAATTGCTGCAACTCTTTTTCATTAAGTACTTTAACTTCTTTTTCTTGGCAGTTTATTTGATAGCCGTAGGGGGTCATTGTGTTGGTTCTAATCCCTATCCATCCCTTATCAGTACAACCTGTTGTGAATGGGTGTGTTGCTTCTCCTATAACTCCATTTAAGCAGCTATCGTTTCTGTCTTTAATGTTTACAATAGCAACAATGCTATTTACATCTATGTTAGTTTGCCCTGCTTTCATTTTTTTATTGTTTTAATTGTTAAGTTAATAAAGGGGTTAATTAATTATTCCCATTTCAGCATCTTGCAATTCTGCTATTTTTGCTAAGTCTTCACTTAATTGGCTATAATCCCCCTCAACTGAATTAATTAGCAATTGTAATGCTTCAACTTTACTACTATGTTTTGTATAGTCATTGTAAAGCATTTCTTCAAATATATCTAAGTTATCAATATTGAAGTTTTCTAGTAATTGTTGTGCTGTTTTTTTTGTCATTGTCTTTTAGTTTAATTGGTTAAGAGTAAGAAAGTTCAAAATCTCCACTATATTCATTCGGTGTAAAATCTTCCAATTCTATACCATTTACATGATGCTGAAAATCGTTGATGCAAGTTAATAAAGCCATTTTTTGACAATCATTTGCCCATGCCCCTTTAGTTGGCATTAATTCTAGTACTTTCTCAATATCTTGAGATAAAGCAGTTAATTTGTCTTTTACCTGCTCAAATTGTCTTTGCTGTGCTGTTTTGTTTGCCATTGTTTTTTAGTTTAATTGGTTAAGGTTATTTAGTGTTGTTAGTTAATTAAAGTGCCTTTATGCTCTTTGCCGTCTTTGTCTCTTACTGTTACCCATGTAATAGTTTCAGTACCATTAATGCCATTAGATAAGTCAATAGATATGTTTTGGGTGCTTACTCCTATTACTTCACCTGTTACTTCTGAATAATCAGATTTTTTAATGGTGGCTATTGTCTTTTCTTCATCTTCAAGCAATTTACTTACTGCTTTATCAAATTCATAGAACGAGTAATTCTCTTGTCTCATTTTTTTTGTTTTAGTGGGTGGTTAAATGTTTTGTGGGTTATGGCTTAAAATGACTTTATCCCCCCAATATGCCAACATCCCATTTTCATGTATATGTGGCTCGTGTACTTCAACCTTACCCCTTGTTTCGCTGTATTTGTTCCAATTGCCTACGGTTGTAAGTTCTTTGTATTTGCTTACTTCTCTTTCAAATTCATTATAGGCTGTTTTTAAGCCTTCTTTACCTGCATAAACAGTAGTTACGCTTCTAAGGCTTTCCCATTTTTTTAAACGCTTATTGTAAGCATTTACATAAGAAACTAATTGATAAATTTTAACTGCTTTCATTGTATTTTGTTTTTAGTGGTTAAATGTTTTTGTCTTACAAATGTAGTTTAGATATTCAACTTTTAAACTTAAATTTAGCTTAAAATATTGTACAAATTAAATTCTAGCTTTCGGATATTGAACTTTCTTTTGTCGGGGTTACGTTCAAACTGTCTAAATTCTAAGGGAGAAATAACCTGCATCAAAAAAGTATCTGTATCAAATTTACCCACTTTTGCCCCGTCTTTAAAAACATAGGTCAATTCTCCGCTTATTTGTATTGTGTAGGTCATAGTTTAACAAATTTGTCAAACCCTATAAACTTTCTATGTGTAACTGTCTCACCTTCTTTTAAATGGTAAAATTGCCCACTACTAACATTTATTCGCTTTTTAGTATTTAGCTTTATTTCTGCTCCTGTATGGGCTGCAATATAAAAACCATTTACTTCGCTACCGTCTGCAATTTCATCATTTTGCCCTTCAAAAATTAAATGGTATTTACTGCCATCTAACGAAGTATATAAACGGCATGTATAGCCTGTTTCTACGTCTGTATATGTTCTTTGTGTTGGTTGCATGAGTAGTTGTTTTTATTGAGTGATTTTATAGGTAGGGTTTTTACTGGTTGAATTACTGTAATAGTCGGGGTTGATACTATGTAGCAGTTCGTGTGCTTCTCCTAACCATTGTGCTTCTTTGTCTCTTTGCTCTTTGGTTAATCCATCCTCCGTTAATCTCTTTACACATTTCATAAGGTCAAAAACCATTTGCATAAGGCTTGGGGCTGCTGCTATTAATACTGCATTTGCTTGCTGTTCTTCTGTTAATGTATTTTGCAAAGGTCTTGTTTCAATTTTGCATATCGTCTTAGTAGTGTGGTAAAATGCGTTTTCTGCATCTGTTGGCTGTTTGTTTATACTACTATAATAAAATGCTTCTATCTGTCCCATTAATGGACTTACTTTCCATTGTCCTTGTGTGTGCTTAGTTTTCATGTGTCTTTAGTTTTAGATTGATTAAATAAGTTAGTGTAGAAAAACAACCTTACGGGGTTGTAGCGGGGGGTTGATTAAAGTAAATGTTTGTAACTGTTTATTAAGTCGTTAAATTGGTTCTGAAATTCAATGTGGGTATCAATATCAATATTTCTGCCTACTTCGTTATATCCTCCTAACAAACTATATAAGGCTTTAATTTGTAGCATGTTATCCCTACCATTTGCGAACTTGTCATGTTCTAAGGAAATAGTAGTAACTGTCTTTTTAATGTCTAGTTTTTTTGCATGTGCTAACATAGCTTATGTTTTTTGGTTAAATGATAATGTAAAGATAAGTTACTTTTAAACTTTTAAACCTTAAAATAGGCTTAAATTTTATGCCTTAAATTTCTTAGGATGCCATGCACCACAACCGTTTTTTGTTTTTGTGCCTATCATTTTCGGACTGCATCCAAACATAGAGGAAAGCAAACCAAAAAATACAACTAGCAAAATAAGTTTTTCGTAAATACTCAAATGTAAAGTACATGGTTTTTGTCTCTTTGTCATTGGTTTATGTTTTATAGGTGGGTTAATTTAATAGTGTAGTGTAGCAGGTTGATAAATGTTTTTTGGCTTGTTTTTCGGTTGCAAACAATACAGTTTGATAAGCGATATACCCGTCTTTATATTCAAACCTTATTACACTTTCATAGCCTATTATACCCGTCTCATATACTGAATCGGTCTTTTTTAGTTCGGGGTGAAAGTTTAAAAGTTCTGTTCGTGGGTTAATATATCCGGAAATTGCACAATAATTTGTAGTCATATAGAAAGGTTTAAATAGTGGGTTAAATTATTGCAATTAATTTTGTAGATACTATTTGAAGTAGTGCTTTTTTTGCCCTGCATCCCAACAAATAAACTGCTTCATCTTCATTTCGTGCCTTTACTTCTGTTTGTCTTGCGTCGTTAGTATATGTTACCAAAAATCTATAAGTTTTCATTTTTTTAAGTTTTAGGAGTAGAAAAAAATACGGGTTTATAAGGGTGTCCCGTTCCCTTTGCTTGGGGGTTAAATGCTTATGCCCATAATTTGCGGGCTGTCTTTATCTTGTCTTCAATCTCATTAACTGCCTTTTTTGCATAAGTTAGGCTAAATGAGTGCTCTCTTTTTTCGGGATGGTCTTTAAACATTTGGTGTTTGGCTTTTGCTTCTTCTAAAAGGTGTTCGTAATAGTCCAAACTTTCAGGCATTGACAAGTTAATGTCGTTTGCTTTTCTTGCCCAATATTCGGCTTTACTTTCGTGTGCTGCTGCCTTTTCGCTCATTTCTACACTTTTCCCCATCCTGTCCCAATTACGGTCTATTAATGCTCTGTGTCTTCTTTCTGAATGATGACCGATTTTTATAGGCTCCCCCATGCTTAAAAATTCTCTCCCTTCTTGCGATGCTTCATAATATTGTGTGCTTTTTCTTTCAGCACTTGCAGCCCATTGGCTTAATCTTTCGGCTCTTGCTTTTGCTCTCTCTTGCATATTATAACCGTCTGCCCTAATTATTGAATAGTAGTTTTTACCGTTCCTTTGAGCTACTAAATTAAATACAATAACTTCATGAGATTTGCCGTATTTGGTGCAAATGGTTGTTTCTTCGCCTTTCTCGTATGTGTTTTCTGTTTCCATTACAAATACATTCGGGCAATATTTAGTGTATTTGTTTTCTGCTGTGTTTTGTGTGTTCATGTGTTTAGTTTTAATGGTTATTAATAAACTGGTGTTTTTGCGTTTTCTTTTTGGAATACCTTCCAAACTTCTTTTGCTGTGTATCCTCCGCCTAATGCTTTTAATGCGTCTGTAATATCATGAGTATAAAAGCATTCATGATTGTGTAATTCATACGCTATTGCTTCGTATCTCATTTTTTTACTTGCTTGGGTCTGTGCCTTATACTCTTTGTTTATCTGTTTCATGCCTTTTAAAAATTCATCTACCTTGCTTTTTGGCATGTATCCACCTGCGCCAATACTTACATATTTGTCACCTTCTTTTAGTGGGGTTTTATTTTTTTCAAACTGCTCATTTGAGAAGGCAAAAAATACACCTGTATTTTTTAAAAGGCTATCAACTTTTTGCTGTTTTTCGTTTCTAAATTGTTGTAAAGTCATTGTATTAAATTTTAAAAGGTTAAATAACTAATAGTTAAAATCTCTTTTCAATTGCGAACCTTCAAACATTTGGTCTAATGCCTTACGGCTTAATTTTTGGGGTTTATTATCCCAAAAATGGTATATTTTAAAATAACCTGCATGAGTGCCTAAATTTGCACAAACATTATTTAGCTCATCAATATTACAAAATGCTTGATGCCCTGTACTTGTGATAACTTGATACACTCGTAAGTTGTTGTTAATTGTCGTTGTCATAAAATAAAAGTTTGGTTAAATGATAAAATGATAGAACAAAGATAAGTATATATATTCAACTTTTAAACTTTTAAACCTTAAAATATGCTTAAATTTACCTTAAAA